TTATTCCTCCGTTTTTTGAAGCTTCTATACATAATAATCCTGCGTTTTTCGAAAATGTTATTTTTTCAAAAAATTTTTCCATTTGTTTTTTTCCATTTGTTTTTTCGTTTTTTCACTGTTTCAAAAAAATTATTAGGGTGATTGAATGAAAAACTAACTTTTGGTTTTGTTTTTTAATTTTTGTTATGCAAAACTTACTTCACTTAAATGTATTATAACAGAAAATGCCGACCACTAATGAAAGATTTGTAATCTTACATTTATGATCGACATATAGAATTTTTTACAAATAATTTTTTATGGCACTTAATCTTCGTAATTAATGTAATTTAAAGGATCTATTGGATTTCCATCTTTTGCGATTGCAAAATAAATGTTGTCCCCTTCCTTTGAATAGTATCTTGTTGGTTCATTAACATACGCAATTGTCTGACCGGCTTCAACATAATCTCCTGCTGCGACTTCCGGATTAATAACCTGACCGTAAGTTGCAATGTAGCCGTTTCCAATCGCCTGATTTATGCAAATTCCCAATTCTTCATCTTCATCAAGAGTTGTCACAACCCCATCCGCTGCTGCTTTAATTGGCTCGCCTTTTTTGCTACCAATTACAATTCCCGGATTAGTTCTATATTCACCTAAAGTTGAAAAATACACTGTACTTTCCATATCATAAGGCATTACAATATTTCCCTGAACCGGCCACAACAACTGACTGTTTTTATTAAATTTCAGTTTTTTAATTTGAGCCGCAGCTTCAGATGACAAACCATACATGTATTCATCTTCTTTTACATTTGACTCTGTGTTGGCTTCAACTACCTGATTGTTTGCTACAATCTCGGTTTCACCTTCTGTACTTCCCCTATAAGTGCTATCATCAGCAACTCTGTCACCTTCAGTAGTTTCCTGAATTTTGTCCTGAGCTACCTTAACATTTTCCTCTGCCGTTGTCGCGTCATTGTTTGCTTCTCTTAAATTTACAACATTGTCCCTGCCTTTTTGACCAATGAAATATGTTCCACTTGCCACAGCCGTTAATGCTACAACACAAACAATAACTGCAGTTATAAATTTCTTATCCATACTTATCACCTCACTGATAGTATGACCTGTAAAAAGAAAGTTATTCAAAAAATGAAATTTTTTTCTATTTTATTATCTATTATAAAATAATTTTTTATTTTCAATTATATTATCTGCTATAAAATAATGATTTTCTGTTTTAATTATTCGTTATAAAAAGTAATCTTTTATTTTCAATTATATTATTTGTTATAAAAAATAATTTTCTATTTTCAACTATATTATCCATTATAAAAAATAATCTTCTATTTTCAATTATCTACTATAGAACAGTCATAAAACTTTCGTAAAATTTCTTTCCAGTTTGCCCCTTTCTTCGCTAAATGATTCCCGAAGGATAAACTCATTCCAAAGCCATGACCTATGCCTTTTGTAGTAACTCTAATACCCTTTTCGCACTCATCAATTTGCAAACTGGTTGATTGAAGCCCCAATGCCTTAGCAAATAAATCCCCACTTATTTTCGTATCACCAATTTTTGCCCATAATAAATAACCCTGTTCATCAACATTTTTACAGTTAATAATATTAAGAAGATCCTTTGAATCCATTTTGGAATAGTCAAACTTCTCTTTTTTATCCTTATATACCACTATCCCATTTTTGTTAAGAGTATCTATAAACTCTTTTACTGTAAAATATTTTATGCCTATATAATCGTTTTTCTGCAAATCACTTTTACACGCTACCTCCTTTAGATAACCATAGTCCTGACCCAATATTTTTTCGCCACTTCTGGTGTTGCCGTTACTTGTCAGATGATATAAAGGCAGAACAATTTTTCCGTTACTTTTTAAAATTTTCCCTCTCGTACTCTTCATTATGCTATCCCAATAATGTAGATTTTCTTCCAGGCACCTGCTTTTACCAAGCCCTGTTAAATTATAAAAAAATCCTCTGGGAGTATTTGCTTTTTCGCCACAAAACTTCCTGTACCAAATTTCTTCCAACTTACAATATGGAATATACGGTAAACCCAGTTGCGTAGCCTCAATGGTTTGAGAATTTTTCATACAATAATATATATATGTCCTAATGACCACACTTTGTGCTTTTATTAACTCACTGGAAAACTCACTTCCTCCCAACTGTGCCATTAAAACACATGGTATAAAGTCCTCTACATCCATTTTTATTGTATATCCGTCATTTTCAATTATAACAGTTCGTCCACTTGCGAATCTCTCGGTTGTTTCTTTATTCGCCATTTTAACTATTACTGTTATTATAACTGGAAATACAATCAAAAAAATCAAAATCCACTTATATTTTTTGACCATAATTTTTTAAAGTATTTTTTTATATTATATGATTTTTTAAAATATAAATTACAAAAAATTGCTACCCCATTATAACAATGAAATAGCAATTTTATCTTTAACTGCAAATTTGAATATTACCGACGCCCTTGCCTTTAACATCCCACATTACAGTGTAGCTTCGATATTTAATTTTGTCCGACCTTCATGTTGATTTAAGTATAACACAAAGATAGGTTTATTTTGTTTTGAAGGTTGTTAAGAAAATTAGTAATTAGCTTTCTTTTTTATTAATAATTCCCTATCAATTTCTTTCGATATATTTTATAGCCTTTATCAAATAACTCATCTATACTTTCCTGTCTCACAGATACTTTTCCTGTACCTCAGGTTGCATCAATAATAATAACCTTCTTTTTATCTTCACCTGCAAACTCTTTGAAAAACATAACATGATTTGTATTCAGTTCTCTTATATAATTATCCTGATTGCTTTTCATCTTTCTGCTACCTTCTATAAAATTTTATGTTATTTATATCTTTTTATCAATTTTATGTAAACAATTATAAAATTCTTCCATGTCCTACTCTACTTACCCTGTAATTACTGCATTATATTCCATCTAATGGTTCTCCCTAAATTTTGCAAATACCTCTGCAACACTTCTTACATTACCTGCTTCTGCATCTGTGTAGCCTCTTTGTAACTTTTCGTGAATTTCTTCATCTGTCATTATTGCAGTATTTACTGATATCGGAATTTTAGGTAATATTACTTTTTCTCCATCTTCAAACACCTCCTGTATATACATAAAGTAACGCTTTTGGTGTTATTTTACAATATTTAACAATTATATTCCTATATAAATCATTAGGAGGAAAAAACAGTGAAAACTACTAAATCACATGATATTAACGAATGTTTCTATTTATATTATAAACATAATCAAGGCAGAACTATTAAAGTTTTAGCAGAAGAGGTATCCTTAAGCGAATCAACCGTTAACAGAAGAATAAAACATACGAAACAAATTATTGTAAATAATTATTCTGGAATGACTTTAAAAATTCCTTTAAGTCATTTAAACATTGCAAAACCTAATAATTTTACGCTTGCTACTAATTCTTTATATCTAACATCGCATAAAATATGTAATTTAACAATATATGATCCTTCATATGGAGAAATAAAAATGTATGAAAACATCTATTACGATAACTCAGTAATGAAATATAAGTTTTCTCAATACTCTTTATTTTATATTATATTGGCAGATCTATTTGCAAGAATAGATTCTAACGATAATTCAAACTTTTAAGAAATTGATTCGTCGATTGAATTGATAAGTTGAGAGGTAACTGCCAAAGAGCCTAAAATGATGGCACTAAAGAAAAAAGTCAAACAAAGTGGTACCATTTTAGTACCACTAAAAGAAAAGGAACTTAGGAAAATCTCCTAAGTCCCTTTATTTATAGGCTATTCGCCATTATATCGTATTATTCGATAATTGTAGCAACCTTACTAGATATGATTATTTTTATTGTTTTCACATTATTTTAGTTATTTATTATTGATTTATTTTAAGTAATTATATTACTTCTATATATTCTTATAAATAAATAATGTCATTTTAATGTCATAGTTCATTCAAACACATACAATAAATATTTAATTTTCATATGTCCAATAACAGCTTTATATTGTCCTTTATTTATTTGCAAATTTTTGTGTTTACATTGTATACCCAACAATCATGTCCCATTATGTGGTAAAACTTACCTTGAACCTTATCCACTGCAAGTCTCTGACCTTTCTTAAATTTACCAAGGCTCTTTGTTCTTGCTAATGCTTTAGGCTCTTTTCTCTTGTGGCAGTTCTTTGTGGTCTTAATATACTTAATTGGCTTTTTAATTAAGAACAGATATTTAACATACTGCTCCCACTCTGCTCTTGTTGTTGTCTCCCATTTCCCACCACTGTTCCAAGGGTCGTAAATATGAATATGGTCTTTTGTAACTTCACGGACAAAGACATAGTGACCTGATGTAGTCCAGATGCTCTTGCCCATACAGGCTATACCAATGTACTTGTCTGTTCTAATCTTCTTAAGGAAATCTGTGACAACTGCTGCATTTTTCTTTCCATATAAAGAAGTATAGTTTAACTGTACAGAATCAGAATAACCATAATGCTTCAATGCCTTGACCATACCTGAATAATATGTACCAGATCCGTGACAGCTACATCCATTATCTTCCATCCATTTTGCTGTTTTGGCTGGTGTAATAGATGGAACTAAATCATATACTGCATCTGCAATAGATGTTGGACCACATCCTTGTGCTGATATTGTACCACCGGAATAATAATTCTTGTTCCACTTAGTATCTTTCTGCTTAAAATTCTTATATCCCATAATTTACACCTCACTTTCCATCACTTCAATTCCATATTCTTCTGCACATGTATGCTCAATCTTACATCCTCTGTATTTATCCCAATCTTTACAGAAATATGCAATATCTGCATCTGCCAATAACTCTATACTCTTACCTAAAAACCACAATGGCTTTGCATTATGTGGTGCATTTTCAAAAAAGCTGTCAATGATTTCTACCTCTTCATTATGCTTTTCCCTTATTGCTTTAATTGCTTTTTCTCTTTCTGACTTAATCTGCTCATCTGTTTTATCTCTCATTGGCTGACTTATAAATACTTTCATTCTAATTATCCCTCACTTTCTTCATCATCCATATGTATCTTTTCTTCTGTCTGACTTTTTATGTTCTTAACTAATGGCATCAGAAAAGATGGTATTTCAACTCCAATATCTACTATGTTTTCTAAAATGCTTATCAGTTCATTACATGTAATCCATATTGCAACTATGCAGCTTACCAGAAACGTAAACGGAAGTGTTATTCCTGCTGTTTGTGATGCATACAAAATCAGTTGGTCTATTACTGCACCTACAACTACCAACAGCCACATTGACACTTTCTTTGCAATTCCCCTAAAGCTCTTGTATGAACTTATGGTTCCATCTTCTCTATACTTTGCAGCCATTAAGCCTGTTCCATAGTCAATAATGTTACAAAGCACCATTAATAATGTAGGAATGTATAATATTCCTAATATGGAAGACAACATGCTTCCTATTGCTGTTACGATTTCTTTAATGTGTTTCATATTTGTACTCCTTTTCTTTATTTTGCTGTAAAAAAATAAGACCTTATGTTTACGGTCCTAAATGCACTTACTTATAAATTTTCTCTTAATAAAAATTACAATTTTTCTGTAATTTCCTTAACCATTCCATCATTTGAAGGAATTACGTTTTCTATAATTTCGTCAAAATCTACATCTAATGCTGTGAAATAACTTGGAACTAATAAATTATCATATGTATCATCATAAGTTTTTCCACCATCAGTAGTTTTTCTCAAAACTGACTGAACTCGACTATAAAAACAGATTTTGACACCATCTAACCTCCCCTCAAATACAATATAAGTATCTTCTGTATACTGGTATGTATCTGTATCATTAGGATAAATATATTGTATAGGATAAGTTTTCTTAAAAGCTCTTTTTTTCATATTAAATTACCTCTTAATTTTATAAAATTATGACACTAAAAAAGATACTGCAAATGATAAACTTGTATTGATAGGAACAGTTGAACTGCCATTATACTTTGCAATTACTACATTTCCACTTGGATTAATTATCATTAACCAATACTTGCCTACACCAGTATCTCCGCAAATGCGATACAACGGATCTGCAGGTCGGTAGCCTGATGGTAATGTAAATATCTTATAAAATGTAGACGAGGCTGTTGTGTCTATTGCTGCACTTGCAGTAATAACCCCTCGTAAGTCAACAACTTTTCCAACACGTCTATATCTGCAACGATAATTACTTGCACAGGCTATATTAGAACCAAAATTTGTAATGTTTTGCCATCCAGTATCTGTCCCTGCCAAATTAGTCCAAGCACTCCATCCACCACTTTTATATCTTTTATATACGCTGTCCAACGATACATCAGGAATCCAAATCTGAAATACAGTTCCTTCTCCACTTACATACAAAGTTCCCCAGTTAGTTGTAGGGCAGTTCGTACAAGCTGTTGTCTTAATATGATAAATACCTGTATTTGTTAATGTGTTCCAATCAGTAGCTGTAGTTATTACATACTGCCTGATGTACATACTTTTAAGTAGGCCCTGAATTATTCCTAATCCGGTTAAATCTAAAACTTCCATTGTTTCTTTAGCCATAATGCACCTCTTTTCCTACTGTTCAAACAATGCTCTAATTTTATCGGCTGAAATGGAAACTATGGTTACACCTTCTAAAGATTCAACTCTACCTTGTAACGCTTCAATATTATCTGTATTTGTTTTTACCTGCCCATTTGCGAGTTCTTTAACTGCGTTCTTGGCATTTGTTTCAGCAGTATCAGCCTTTGTTTTAGCATCTGTAGCAGCCGCACTAATGGCTTCCTGTTTAGCAGTAGCGATAGCAGCTGTGAAATCTACACTGGCAACCTTAGAATTAATATATTCTACGATTGTTTTTGATTCGCTACCTTCAGGTAATGAACCTACTAATTTAACTAAATTAGCAATATCAGTCTTATTTGTTTGAATAGTCTGATTCATTGCCGACGCATCATTTTCATGTGTTGAAATCCAGGTTGCTATTTCTTTTAAAGTATCATAAGCTTCTGGTGCTTCAGCTATAATTTTAGCTACGGCATCTGCCACCTGTTTAGCAACAGAGCCTTCAGTCTGTGCGTTTCCATTTAATGTTGCTATTGCAGTAGTATTGGCTTTTACATCAGCCTTTATTGTTGAATCATCATAAGTGGCTGACTTTATCTTGGTTTCTAATTCTGCTTTTACTGCTTTAATAAGAGCTCTTACGGAATCTTGCGTATTCTCGTCACCATTCAGTTTATCTAAAGCATCATTAATATTTTTAAGTTCAGTCTTTTTTAATTCATCAATTTTTGTCTGTGCTGTACCTACTGTTTCTTTCTGCTCAAGTAATGCCAGTATCTCTGAATGATAAATTGACAAACCAAGGGCATCTAATACTTCCTTTATTTCTGACATTTATTCTTCTCCTTTCTGTCTGAATAAGTTTTTTATGTAATCTTTTGAAATAACTTCCACTGTTTCTCCTACCTTGACGTACTCATTTGAAGACGTATTCCACACAGATATGTTTCTTTCTGCCATATTCACATACAACTCATTATCTTTACCTTTAGACGGTAAAACATAACTCTTAACAAGATTGCACTGTTCCTTTCCTGTAACCTGCACCCACTGATTATCATAAAACCATAGAATTCCTGTTTTTTTCACAAAGCAAAAACAGGTTGAATCTGTTTCATAATCTTCTCTTTCTTCATCTGTTTCAAGAATGTTTATTTTGTTATAGAATGTTCTTTTCCCATTTAAGTCAAGAACAATTCTCCCCTTATCTTTTACAAAAATAAGTTGTCCGTCAGTTATGGATATATCCTGTAGTTTTTTCTGTTCTGCTGCAACTATTGATAACTTATGTTTTTTCATCCATATTTCACTCCTTATACTTCTGTAATGAAAACTGCTGCGCTGTCCTTAACTTCCTGAATTATTTCCTGTTTATCCTCTTCGGTAATAACATAATCCTGACCGTTAAATTTTCCACTGTCCGCATCTTTCCTTATTGATTCCGCTATCTCCTTTGTTTCTTGCATTATTCCTTCAACCTGTTGTCTAAAGCTTTCCTCTTCCGGCTCTGGAACTATATCTCCCGGTCTTGCGCGGGGGATAATAGGGATAATTATTTTCTTTTTTGTTGTTTGCGAATCTTCATTTATATATTGAACATACGCTGTAATTTCCAATCCTTCTGCAATTAAAAAGTCAGGTATGATAACCTGACTTTCCTGAATTATTCTGTTTGAAGTTTTTTCTGAATTACTATTTGAAAACTGTACTTCTGCTCCATCTGGAACATTAATGAATTTTAAAATTTGACCAATATCATGTTGAAACACTGCTGGTGTTGTAACTTTGATATTACTGCCAAATTCAATAGAAATAATATTTTCTTCTTTTGATGTACTATTCACTGATTATACACCTCCTAACCTTTCTTTGAGTTTAGCCACTTCATTTTTTACCTCATTAATTTTGTCACGCATATTTTGTCTTTCAATGTGAAGTTGCTCTATATCATATTCTAATTCTTTGCCTATTAAGCTGTTTTCGTAAGATTTAATAATTTTATAATCTGATTCACTTAATATTCTTTCTAAATCAGCTAATTCTTCATTCTTCTGCATTAATTCTTTTTCTGCATTCTCATATTCTTCAATCATTTTTAATTCTTCTTCTGTAGCATCTCGCTCTAAACCATCTTCGATAATTATCATACTTACTCCTTCTTTGCAGTATATTCATCCTTTAAGGATGTAACTCCTGACATTGTCTTTTCAAATACAACCGAGTCAATCTGTTCTCTAACTGTAACAGGATTTCCATCAGAATCTGATGACCACTTATCTACACCAAATGTAACCATATCTCCCGGTTCTAAAAAAGGAAGTCCCAGCGAATTTAATTTGAATGGCCTGTAGACTAACGAGCCATACTTTTCAGGAGCATCAATAAACTGGTACAACTGTTCAGCAGACATCCATTTCTTAAAAAGTGGATTCAATGTAAAAGATACTTTATTTGAATTAGAACTTCCGTAGAGCACATTGCTACCATCTTCATCTGTAATATAGCGACCTGTTAAATTAAACTTATCATCTTCAAGTTCAATATTTTCTATCTCATATATAAACGATAAATTGATTTTTCCGTTTGGATGATATAACAAATTCTTTGGTTTCCAAAAGTTCTTTAGCACATCACCTGATAAATCCCATTCCTTTGAAAAAACTCCTCTTGCAGTATATAATGTAGCCTTAAATGTTTTCCAAAATTTCTCATTAACTTTTGACACCACAATTGAATAAGAATTTGTAATATATTCATTTAGATATATAGTTTGACTTTGCTTTATGTTAATGCCACCTAAACTAATACTTACACCTAACTCTTCCGCCAAATCATTATCAAACTCAAACACAATCTTCCAATCATTATTTATTTGTCTAGATGGAAGGTATTTATTACCTTTTCCAACATTCATAAACTCCAAAACTTCTGTTCCATAATATGGATATGATGATTCTTCATCTATAAACTTTAGATTATTCAAATCTCTTTGGCACTCATAATACCTTGTCTCGTTGTATTCGTTTGTGAATTTAACTATATCTCCAGCTTTATATTCTGTTCCGCTTTCCTTAGAATATTCGCCCTTATAATTTGAATCTTCTACTGCCGATTTTTTTAATATTTCTATATATTTAATTTTTTCATCAACAGGGTCTAAATATCCATCTACTAAATTGCCATTACAAATCCACTGTAGCATTTGCTGTCCTGAATATTCTTTTTCTAGTTTTCCAATAGTAAGCTGTGAATCATCATTAAATAACGTGGTACTTTGCTGAGTAATTCCTAAATATTTACACACTCCATCTCTCAATGTTTTAAAAGTAGGTCTGTTAGGATAATAGTTCGATAATCTTTGTATATATTGTGTTCCAAGTAATGTTCCATTAATACTTGCAGTATATACATTAGCTAGAGTCATTCTTTTGAAACTTGGGAAATCATAAGTACGTTTAAAACGATAGTAATATCTAACTGTTTTGCCATTTACAGTTGTGTCTTCATAAACTACCTGATTTGTCTTATATTCTATATTTTGAGTGTATTTTCCCTGATAGTCATACAATTCAATATAACCTTTTCCATTGCTATCCACAGTATTTATTAAACTTTTTATAGATGTACTTTGAAAATCATACAATTTATCGTAGGCTGTCAAATCCTTATAGCGTGGATCAGATGTTTGTTTTATGAAGCTTTTGATTTTTCCTCTAAAAATAACAATATCCTGAGTATTAGATGTATCTATGTAACCGTATAATTTTTCACAGTAATCTAACTTAGTTGGGTAAAGTTCGTACTCCATAAGAGTTGTTAGTTCGTAAACTCTTAAACTGTCTAAGAAATCTACCAAAACATCCCTATCATCACATTTTACTTCTGAAAACCATCCCTCTAGTGAATTTCCATATGAATCACTTTTCGCAAAAATTATGTCTTTATTGTCATAATTTGATGTCAAATTATTAATGTGTCCATAGTATGATCCATTTTTATACCATGTTCTAACAAACATTGATAAGCCTTCAGGAACAGCTTTTGTTCTTTCTATGTAAACTCCCACTAACCTTTCAGGGGACCTACCAGGAAGTGCGTACTTTGAAGCTGATTCTTTATATTTCCATTCATTGAAATTAACTTCTGTTCTTTTCAATAAACTTGATCTTGATGTTGATATAGGTGTTTCGTTATATTTATAATACTCTCCGTCAAATTTGACTATATCACCCTCAACATAATTCACTCCTTCCTGCCACTCACCCTTATAGTTATCATCTTTTACACTTAAAGATACTACTATATTCTTATTCGTAATATCGTCATTTATATCAAAGGTAGTAACTTTAAATTCTGTAGCAATGCATCCCTGAACCATCATTTTTGAATCAGAGCATATAGACCTTAACAAATTCATATTATCTTCTTTTATATTATCGTTTGTTATGTCTTTGATATTAGAATCATTAGGGAAAGATATTGTCAGCTTTTTATTTACATTATGTTCCGTATAAGCTCTAATAGTATCATCATTTACATTTAACATATCTTCCTCCTTAATACTCAATTAATGTAATTTTAATTGGATTATACAAAAGTTCCTTACCAAAGCTATTTTTTATAGTGTAATCAGTATCCGGAATATACATATATGCCTTTTGGTATCTCAAACTTTCTGTACTCCAATATGTAACTCGAACCTTTCTCTCTCTTGCATTAACAGTTCCTATTGCAATAATGCTGGATATTTCTTTATATTCACTTAGCAAAAGAGGTGGTGTTTCAAATTCTATTTTTGTTTTATAATTTGGAGAAGTTTGTCTAACAAGATAATTATCAGCGTTTCTGTATGCTTTTAATTCCGTCCTCTGATTATCAGTGGAGACGTAAGATTCACTTTTAATATATTTCATTGGAAAAACTGCGCCTCCAAACTTAAGTAAATATCCTTGATATTCTGCCATAATCCTATACCTCCACTAATTAATTATTCCAAACCGGTCTACCGGTTTTTCTCTTTTCCTGAATAACTTCCTGCTTAACCATATTGAATACACCCTTTGAATTTTGTTGTACTACTATTTGAATAGTTACACCTGAAAGAGCACTTAACAGTTCCTGATTTCCTATTCCGTTTTCCTGCTGCACTTCTCTTAAGCCCTGCTTAATAGTTTCAAGTGGTGCTTCAATGTTGGTTCCATGTTTCTGATCACCTACCATTGCAAGAAATGGAGCATTTGGTTTTAATACAGCACCATTAGCCAGCTTAGGAATTTGTGGAACTGCCAATGGATTTTCATTCCACAATTTTTTAAAAGGATGCCATTTCATAATCTTTACATCTCTTATCATGTTAAGCATTTTATTAATGGCATTAAACGGTTTACTTATAATAAAATTAATTCCGCTAATAAGAGCATTTACTACAGTCTTAAACACAGATGCTATTCCTTCTTTTATTCCTGTAAATACTTTTCCACCCTTGCAAAATACATCTTTCACTGCTTTCCATGCACCACTAAATGTATTTTTAAACCAATCTCCTACGTGTGAAAAAGCTCCCTTGATTCCATTCCACACCTTAACAAAAAATGCTCCCGGATTCTTCCAAATTTCCTTAATGGATTCAAGTGCTGAAAAGAATGATTTTTTAAAGAATTCTCTTACTCCTGATGCTCCCGCAAATACATTCTTGATTAATTCCCATGCTTTTTTTAGAATTGTAAAAATACCTGATGCTACATTTTTTATGACGGATGAAATTTTGCTACAAATTGCAATTATTATACTTTTGACAAAATCCATTGCAATTTTAATAACATTCTTTATTCCATCAAAAACACTGCCAAATATTTCCTTTATTCCATCCCAAGCCTTTTGCCAATCACCTGTAAATATTCCAACAATGAAATCAATTATTCCGTTAATTACATTCATAAGTGTTGTAATAGCTACACTTATAAAACTAATAACAGTTTTCACTTTTATCCATATAAACTCAATTGTTGGACCAAGTTTTGCCATCATATTCTGTATAATCCATCCAATGATAGGTGATAAAAAATTAAACAACTTTCCTGCTGCATCAATAATTCTGCCAATAAATCCTACTACACTTCCTACTAACAGCTTTATGTAAGTATTTAAAAGATCTGATATTCCATCTGCAACTCTATCAAAAACAGGTGCAATATACGATTCGTAACCATCAATAACATATGACAAAATTGTTGATAATCCGGAACCTATATTGTCAAATGCAGGTTTAACATATTCGTCATAATTGCTCTGTATAATTTGAAAAACTCCCTGAATAAACTCTTTTATTCCACCAACAACTTCCTTAATCGGTGCAAGAGTATCGCTTATTGCATTTTTTATTCCATCTTTATTTTCAATAATTGGTGTAGTAATTGCTGATAAAACATCTCTTCCGATTTTTTCACACAGAACGTACAATTCTAATCCAGCAGTTGTGAATATTGCTAATATATCAGCTACAATCTGCTGTGCATCATCACCTTCAAACACTGTAAATATATCTGCTATAGCTTCAAAGAAATTGCCCCATATAGTTGCTCTCTCGGATGAAATATTAAATATCTCTACTAATTTAGTTTTTATAAAATCTTTGTTTTGGTCAAGGAACTTATTAACTCCACCAATCAACATTGTTGCAATGCTAACCCCAATGGATGCAATTGAGCCTAATATTCTACCGAAATTATATATAATGGTATCTACCCAATTACTTGCAGCGTTTACTACTTCCGGGTCAGTAAAGATCTCTTTTAAATTACTTCCTATGTTCTTTAGATAACCTAAAATCTTATCAAAGCCATCACTTTTAAAACCAAGACTAAATCCTGCTCCAAATAACTTTGCAAGTTTTTTGAATTTATTTAATACAGTGGATAATAACTTATCCATCTTTCCTAAAGCACCACTACTTGCATCTATACCTTTTGTTGCGTCAGACATTCCTGCAATTGCACCGGCACCACCTGAACCTGAATCATCACTATCTGATGAACTGTCTTGTTGCTTTACATTTAATTGGTCAAAACTTGCAAGACTTTTTGCAGCTTTAGCAGCCTTCTTTGTCGCTTTAGTAAGATTATTTACTCCTGATGTTGCACTATCAGAATTATCTGAAGCTTTTGCTAATTCATCACTTGTAGTTTTAACTGATGATTCTTCACTTGACTTATTGCCTGTTATCATATCTGTAAAAGATTTAAACGCACTAGCTAAAGCACTTAATTTTCCGAGTAATGTATTGATTAATTTTAAGACCGGTGTAAATACATTTATTAATCCTTGTCCTATACTAGCTTTTAAGCTATCCATCTGTAATGAAAGTATTCTTGTTTGGTTTGCCCAACTATCTGATGTTCTTGCAAAGTCTCCTGAGGCATCAGCTAACTTACTCTGTACAAACGAATATCTTAATGCAACTTTCTCCTGCTCTGACATTTTATCAGTTGTCTTACCAAATCCATTTTGTAGCGCATACTGATCTAATGCTGTTTGTGTCATTACAACACCTAAATCTTTTAGGGATTCAGTCTCACCAGTGAATACTGACTTAAGCTTTGTATAGGCTTCATCCTGACTAATATTATAAAAAGATGCGACGTCACCAGATAATCCTGTTAAAGTTGTACTCATATCTGCTGCTTCTTTTTCAGAAAAGCCAAATGATTTTGACATAGAGCCAAATGTACCCGCATATCTTTTAGCCATTGTTTCTGATAAACCAAACTGCGTAGCTGCGTTCTTTGCGAATTTATCAATTGTTCCACTCATCTTAGGAAAGGCTACATCAACTACGTTTTGAACTTCAGTTAAATCAGAACCAAGTTCTATACACTCTTTTCCAAAATCAATAGTCTTTTTAATTGCAAATGCTCCAGCTATTGCTGCACCAACTTTTTTCGCAACTCCCATAAGTCCATTCAATTGTGAATTGACACCTTGCGAGTTCAATTTCAAGTCAAGAGCAACTGTTCCCACGCTTTGAGCCATATATTTTTTCCTCCTCTCCTAATTTATTTAAAATCAATAGCTTCTGAATTAAGTCCTGCCATTTCAAGAAATACCTTTTCAAATTCTATTGTGGCTTTTTCTGCCTCTCTCTTATCCATTTGCTTAACATTTCTATTTCTCCAGTCACTTCTAATTTTTCTCTGTTCAGCAGTAAAATTTTTAAGCATGTCCTTATCATCCTCTGCCCTAATTGCAACTATTCTTCCAAGAATTGTATCAGGACCTATTCCCACAAGCAGGCTTCGAAATTCACTCCATTTCATTTCTTTTATGTCGGCAATTCTTAATCCATACTGTGTAGTAAAAGAAGCCACTATTAAGTCAAAATCATCAATCAAATCATAGAACGGATCTACTCCCCCGATTCTTCTTCCTCATTACCCATAATCACAGAAATAGTTGTCATTACAACTGTCTGAAAATCTTTAAAGCTCAGCTTCATATTCATTAACTTTTTATGAGATTCCTTAGTGAATATAATTTCACACATTTTAATTACATCCTCTGCTGTTGGATTATCAGATACAAGACCTAACACCTTTAACATATTTTCTGCTGACGCATCAGCTTCAAGTTCTGCATCCTTAATCTTAATCTTTGGGTTTTTTTCAAAATCTAATTTATCTGTTATATCTACTACTTTTGACATATTAATTCCTCCTAAAAAAATAGAGCAAGCTAACACTATTGCTAACCTGCTCTTTATTATTCCAACAAATTAAATTGCCGGTGTAATTGTTGGCTTTCCGTTTGACATTACATCAAATTCCAACGGTGCAACATTTGTACTATCTGCTGCTCCCAATGCTGTAATATTAAATACAGCCCCCTCAATAAGCACTTTTGTACCATCAGGGAATGTCCACTGAAAAGTTCCTTCTGCATCTCTTCCGTTTTTAAATGATTTACTGGCTACATAATCATTACCTGTATCTCCAACATTTCTTTTACCGGAAACTGAAATAGTCATTCCTTTAGCCGTCATTAATCTTCTTATCCAGCCTTCTGTATTCATTGGAGTCCATTCTTCAACACCATTGTCAAATGAAACTGAAAAAGATTCCATGTCAGCAATATCAGATAAACTTGACGATTCTGCACCTACCTGAAACTGATTCTCATACACCGGATAAACACCTGGTTTCTTTGCCATTTTACTGCTCCTTCCTATATTTTGTAATAAATATTCAATTCAATTACCCTTTCATATATTCCCTTATCATCAGTACCAACATCAATAGGCTCTGATGATAACATTTCTATGTAGGGTATTTCTATATTGTTAATAATCACATCTCTTGATTCACTTATTTTTCTATAAAGGTCATATGCCTGACGTTCTGTATCGTTTGCATCATTATTCCAATGAAGCAGTATTGAAATAGGCTTTATATCGTAACTCTCCAAACCGCCTATACATTTTCTAGGTGTTCTATTAGCGTTTAACTGATAAACACCTATGGACTTATCCAACTTATTATCCAGCTTTCCCATATAATAATGTTCAGCAAGATTAAATTGTTTAAGCCAATCCTTAACATCATTTAAAAATAACATTATAGACCTCCGTTTCTTCTATACAGTTCTTTGAATGTTTCAACTGCAAAATTTTGCTTTTTGCCTTTTGGAAGATAGTCCTCAAACCATTTTCCACCTGCATTAGCATTTTCTGCAGTATTAAAATTATATTCCGGATGGTAATATAATCTTCTCGCATACGGGGTAGATGATACGATTTGAACTTCACCTTTGCTACTTCCATCATAATCTACAAACGTAGCAGTATTTTGAAGTGTACCTTTATCAAAAGGCATTATTCCTGCCTGTTTAATATCTGACTGTATTGCATCTGCAGTTTGTTCTAACGATACGATTGCAGCCTTATTCAGCTTGTTAATTACACCTTTATTCAATTTAATTACTGATTTTGCATTTAACATCTAATTCAACTCCAATACTGTAAAATTAACTGTCCCATCAGGATTTCGTGACTTTGTTCCTTTATAAATTGTTCTTTTAACTCCATGAACTTCAACATATCCACCACTTATAATCGCCTGTCTAGGACATATATCACCATTAAAATAAGCTTTACCTGATAGAGTTATAATCTTTTGTTCAGCAGTTAGTTTGGTGTACGCATTATCCTGATAATTACACTTTAATTCTTCATTACTAACGATAATTGGAGAACCGGTTTCTGATACACCTTCACCATAAATTACCACTGTAATATCTGTTTGACATATTCTGTCTGGAACTAATTTAGGATATTTCATGCTATACACCTACCAATCTGCAACATAAACCTGTTTGCTCTAAAAGTGAGTACAAATCTCTTTGAATTGCAACTCCACTTTCAATGTGAATATTCCATGTACTACCAATACTCATTGATACTCCATTTATAGAATAACTTGAAAGTACAGATGAAATTAAATCTTGATTTTCGTACTCAAAGTCTGCCTGTCTACATACAACCTCGCAGATAATTTCTTTTTGAAACTCTGTCAGGTTATCAAATCCATATTTTCTAATTCTGTTATAAGTCAGTGAATCAATGTGTCTGCTTGCCTGTCTTAATTTATTAAGCACATCCTCTTGTGGAATGCTTTTTAAATCAGACAATTCCAAATAGTCATTTATGTTAGCATAAGGGGTATAAGCCATAGGCTCACCCCCTATTCAGCACTTTTGATTTTCTTGATAATTCCATCTTTTGATGTGGCATTACCTAAATCAATGTTGTGCTCTGTAGCATAGGCTTTTAAATCCTCAATTTCCATTGAAGAGTATTTATCGCCTTTAACTTTTTCAAGCTGAGACTTTAATTCGTCTCTTTCCTTAACTACCTGCTCATATTCAGAGTATGGAACTGTAGCTTTAGGTGAACGCTTTAAAAGTTTTCCTTCTTCATCAAAAATGTCATATCCCATTGAAAGGTATGATTCCATTTCAATTTCAGAAACTGTATAAACTTTATTGTCTTTTCTAGCTGTCATTCCTATTCTCCTTTCTAAGCTGCTGCTGTGTGAATAATACAACCATCTTTTAAAAGTTCATCAATGGCGAATGTACCATTGAACTTTCTGTTCTGGTAAACATAGTTGTCAGCAGTTCTTGAATCTGTTCCCGGTGTAAATACCGAAATATAGCTATACTTATTTCTAGATACCTGACATTCAGGATCGATTAAAATATAGTCCATCTGAACAGCAGAACCATCTGCTACGCAACCATTTGTAAAGTTATAAGCACTCTTAAATCTTGCTGATGGAACCTGCTTAATCATTCCAATATCATCAATAGAGTGTACTCTTCTGTCAATTCCTTTTGCTCCACTTACTTCAAGTGTTCTCTGAACACCATCTGCATTCTTAAGTAGCTTATAGTAAGCTGGTGTGCAATAAAGAATTACTCTGTCAAGTGGAACACCTGCTTCTGTCATTGATTCAAGATTATCGTCAAAATCTGAAAGAACATTAGCTGTAGTTAAAGCTTCTGTTTTAACTTTTGCTCCTACTCTCTTAGCTTCTGTGTAAAGCTTACTAAATGTGTAGCAGTCAGCTTCAGGAATAGCCTGAGTTGTCTCAAATCTTTTCTGAATATTAGCAACTGCAACTACCATGTTAGTTTCATCAATGTCCATTGGATCAATAGCAAACTCAATATCTCTATCATGATCTAAAGTCTTTGCTTCATAATCATTTGAATATGTGCCTGCATTAAATCCTAAATTGTTTCTTGAATGGTCCTTATAACCACTTACAGATAATTTAGGAATTTTTAAAGTTTTTCCATTCACAATCTGAATGTCTGAATTTGAATTATACAGGTCTACAGAAATCTGTGCCTGACCATATAATTCTGTTAAAATGTTTCTGAAAATTTCAGCATACTGTAATACTGCCATGTATTTCTACCTCCTATTTTTTCTTTATTCCAAAGATGCCTCTTAATAAGTCATCCTGGTTTTGATTTTGATTGTTGTTTGGAGCACCAATAGGTTTAAATCCCTGATTATTAGTTTCTCCACTGTTTGCTGGTTTAAGTGCAGGAACATCTTCTAAAACTTTGTTAATTGCTGCTTTTACCTTTTCAGCATCAACTGTCCCATCTTCTCCTGCCACTTCCTTAAAATCAGCCATTTTGATTACATAAGGAATTGATTTTGAATCAATACCTAATTCCACAGCCTGTAATGTTGCAGAATTTTCAATAATTAGTTGTAAATTTTGGCTCTGCACCTGTGCTATTTGTGACTGCATTCCCGCAATATTCGGTGTATTCTTTGCTTTCTGTTCCTTGTAAGCATTAATTGCCTGTGTCACTTCCTGCTGGGACATTCCCTGTTGCTGAAAAAATGACTTTAGTGCTGACTGCTCTGCTCTTGCAGTTCTACTATTTACAATTCCATCAAGCTGTTCCTGAGTGTATGTTGCACCCTGGTTATTGTTTCCAGTATTCTGGTTACTGTTACCTTCTCCGGCATTATTGTTTGGATTGCCGTTACCCTCTCCGCCTTCTCCTGAACCTTCTGCAAAAAACTGAATGTTCATAGGCATTTTCCCTGTTTTTCGTTTTCTAAATTTCATTACATATATTCCTTTCCGTTTTAGCTCGTCAGCATATTCCGAGAGTTTTAAGCCATCACGTTTTGGGCATATAAAAAGCACCTACTTATTTGTAGATGCCTTTGGTTCGTCTTTTTCAACTACTGCGCCTAGTTTTAATAAATACTCTTTACGCTCTTTTGTTTTTGCCTTAACCTCATCTCCTGCTTTTACCAAAGTAAGGTTGTTTTCCTTATCATAGAAATCAATCTTGGCTATTAACATATGTTACCTCCTTATTCCTTTCTTATTTTGTTGCATAAAAATACCACCTAGTAAAAAACTAGATGGTATCTATGCCATTGGCCATTCTTTCATTTTTTTCATTTCTTCTTCAGATTTTTTTATTGCTTCTTCAATTTCCTCTGGACTTCTGTCTGTTTTTACAATATAATCTCTTTCCTTAATTATGCCAGTATCTCTTTCCATTCAATAAGCCCCTCCTTTGAAAGTTCTTGTAATGCCTTTTCTTGCGCTTCTAATATAGGTAAATTATAATTTTTCCCCATATATTTGTCAACTTTATTATCTAAATATGTAGCTGGAAATGGTCTATTTCCTACCTTATATTTAAAAACTTTTAAATCATGTGTAATTACTAATCCAAAATCATATTTTCTATATCCAGCAACTACAAAATCACTACCAGTTGGCAATATATTTGTGGGATGATTGTGTATTCCTATTTTTGATGGCATTTGCCTTATCAATTCAATTTCTTCTTTATTTAATTCTACTCCTAAAATATTGTTACTATTCGTTTTAGAAAATAATTTTTTTCCTGCTTTCTTACTAATAATATAAAGATCTTCTCCATCAGTTCCATTTCTATGGGTTAGCATAGCTTTTGCATATTTTCTTAGAGAATTATTTGTTGCTGAATCATTAGTTAATTGGTTAAATTTCTTTCCAAATTCTTTCTTCATTTTAATCAAATCAACATTATTATTTCCAACTCTTTTACTATTAAATTTCCCACTTTCTGTAACCTTTTCTATATTTATGCCATTTGAGAATTCTTTTATATTATTCCATTGATTTGTTCTAGTCGCATACTTTTTCTTATTTTCTTCATCTAAAGAATAATTAGATAACCTATCAAACTTATCTACATTCCTCTGTATCAATTTGTTTCTGTTTTCCTGCTTTTCTGCAATCACAGCCTGCTTCATTTCTTTCTTTGTTATCTTTTCAGGTTTATCAGATATTCCTGGAAAATATGTACTATGACCATCTTTGCAATTAGGATGATATAAACCTCCGGCTATTGCCTGTGACATTAATGGATAAGGACCATCACTAGCCTTCCCACCACTCCAAACATCATCAATTAATATTTTTCCAGTCCAGTTAGCACATTTAGGACAAGGTAAACCTCTTTTATGAACTACAACGGTTGATATGCCCCATTCCTGACGCTTTGCACCTTCTCCCTGTAAATATGCTCTTGTATTTGCTGTTCTTAATGCCATTCCCGCATATGAGGCTATGTTAACTCTTGCACCATTCTTGTACTGAACACAGTTAATGCCTCTTCCTAAGTAATCTTTTGTAGCCATATCAACTGCTTTCTCGTAAGTACCAGCACTTGTATTAAAATATACCTGTGCATTGAATATTGCTTTTCTATATTGGTCATTTGCCATTCTTAGCATTGCAGTTTCAGCACGTCGCATACTACCATTTATTTCATTAAGTAATGCATCAAGTTTTCTATCATTAATACGAAAAAAAGCACCTTCAATGGTGCTCTCTGCTTTATGTGTTAATTTCGCTCCTTTTTTAATGGCTTCCAAGATTTCTTTTTCCTGATCTGTTGCTCCGGTTTTTCTATGCAACAATATGGATTTGTTAATCTTATCATTTATATCTCTAAACTGCTTATTGAATTTCTTGCTATTTTTCTGTTTATAGATATTTAAAGCCTTTAATTGTTCTGCTTGCCAGGAAGTCCAATTATAGCCTTCCTTTGTTTCTTCTGCTCTATGATGAGATAAGTTTTTCATCATAGAATTAATTAGTTCATTTTCTATTGCTCTAAAAGCTTCCTCTACATCATAATCTTTTGGCATTTCTAATCAACTCCATTAGCATATACTCTAAATCCAGCCTTTTTAAACTGCCTTTTCAACTTCTTTACTTGTGTAACTGAACTACATTTGTCATTACGCATTTCAATCACTTTGTCTTTTTCCAAAGCATATATACCTCTTGGCACCTGCTCGCTTGCTAATCTAAGTAGGTTCATTGCCTTGTTCTTCGACATCTGATAAACTTTCTTCCCCACTATTACCTTCATTAATCATTTCTCCTTCCAACTTTAAAGCCGGTTCTTCCTCGTCTGTGATTCCCTGCTCTGCTTTTAATCTTGCTACTTCTTCTTTTTTCCATTCTTCATCCTTTGTATCTCCATACAATTCATCAACAGAAGCTTCAACACTCATAATTCCTTGTGTTTTTGCTTTTCCTACTGTTTCAACCTGACTTTCAAATGATGGATTAGCATATTCGCTGAAATCTATTGTACATGTAATCTCTGTTGGCATATTGTTCTGACTGATACTAACAACATCAAACACCTTTTGAATAAATAAAGGTATTTGGTCCTGCAATATATCAACTATATTTCCTCTTGTATAAAGAGTTGTTTTCTCTTTTTCTCGCTGTGCATCTGCATTATCCAACTTCTTTACATCAATTCCTAATGTGCTTGGACTGATAAGCCCCTGCAAACATAAATCCAAAGCTGTAATATATGTTGCAAGGTATGAATCGTGTGGAATGGCAGGCTGGGTAACTTCAATCTTATTTTGAGAATTCTCTGACATATCGTCACCCTTTGTCATATAGGAATTATCAAATGCATTTGGCTTAATTAGTGCACCAGTTTCAGGATTTCTTGGAATTAATGATTCAGGAATCCACTCCTTGCTTCTGCCTTTTCTTAATGCATCCATCCACTGACTCCATGCTTCGTCAAGTGCATCAAAATCATCTGTCTTTTTATCAAATATTGCCTGTCCTCTGCCTTCCCATTTTGGACTTTTACCGTACTTAATCGGATGTGCCATTATAAGGGATTTATCAAATCCCATGTCTACTAAATTACTTAAAATCGGAATAGTATTTAGTGGCACTTCGATATTGTCTGTTTCTCTGTAAAGTTTGTATCTGATGTAACCATATCCATAATGTTCCTTTAACACATACACTGTTTCGTTATGTGTATATTCTGTTATAAATACAACTTCCTGTATTCTTCCCCTGTTATATACATAATCAACCTTATCTGCTCCATAAAACTCAATAATTGGATATATGCTTATACTTTCATCTAAAGATAATTTAAAAGCACCATCACCAAGAATAAGCATTTTAGTTACTGCATCTTTCAATATTTCTTTGAAATTGTTATCTTTCGAAATATCATTCCATTCTCTTTTATCTGATTCCTTATTAAAAGAAATCTGGCTAAAATCATTGATAACTATGTCTGTAAGTCTATCAACAATTATTCCAGGTAATCCTGTATGAATTTTTCTTATTTCTCTGCCAACAGTTGACTTTGCAGCCCAAAACTTCACACCATCAGCCCCACCGGGAATATTCTGATAAAACTGTGTTAATTCATAACTTTCACCACGATACCAAATGATGTTCTTTACACAATTTCCATCATGATCTAATAATTCTCTAATACTAAAGGTCTGTTTTGGAGCATCTTGTATTTTCAAAAAATGTCTTATTCCATCTCTCATTTTATCCATTAACCTCATTCTTTTTTAACTCCTATTTTCTTTCTGTATGGAATCCAGCTGTACTGAACAGAATTGACCATATGATCATTTCCATCTTCCGGTTCCTGGTCCTTTTCTTCTAACCAAGAATACTTCTCTAACTCTTTTATGTATTCCCTACAAGTCTCTACAATATAAAAACTTGGCTGAATGTCTTTATCATCTTTAAAGTTCATCCATCCAAGTTGTAATATAATTCTATCTATAATTTTCACAGCTTTATATGCAGGATTAAATACATATAAGCACTGCGCATGTTCTCTCTTAAATTTGTTTAACTCTGTGATAGTTGCCGCATCTGCCGAATCAACAAATACGTGCTTTGCAATCTCCCATTCTTTTCTGTTTCTTTCTAAGAAATCATAATAGTTATTTGCAGTATCAGATGGAGCTACAGGAGTGCCTATTTCAGCATTGTTGTAAACTCTTTCATCTAAAAGAATGTATCTTCCTTTGTTGGTAATTCCTGCAAAACTCATTGAAATGGTATCAGGGCTTTTTGTTGAGTAAGCAGTATCTAATCCACTTGTATATATTTCAAACCATTCCATTTGTTTCTTATCTGCCCTGTTTCTAACGAATACTTTTGCATCAGCAACTGTAATTAGATGATGTTTTCTATCAAATATACTAAATACAAGACCTGTTGCCTTTCCTCTAAGACCTAATATCTTGTTTTTGTACATCTTAGTTCCCACAGGAACTGCATCTATTTTGTCCTGAATATCCTGCTCTGTTAAACTGGCATTATCATAAAAAGTAAAATACCAATGAACCCAACCAACTTTTTCAGGCTCATTTAGTTCTGCCAGCAGTTCTTCCGGATAATCTTTGACATATTTCTTCAAAGGTCTACTGTGGTTGATAAACTCTTTATATACAAGCAAATCCGGACTATCAGGATTTGACGTAGTCATCATATACTTGCATCTATGTGAGATTTCTCTTAAAAACTCCATATCAGCAGTATTAACTTCATCAATGTACACACAACCTTGCTGTGAACCTAATACCTTTTTCCAACGTGCTTTATTATCATAACCACAGACATATATTATCTTTTCACCATTTGGTGTCTGATACTTAATGTGTGATAGACCAATTCTGCCTTGGCCTTTAGGATAATATTCAGCTAAACCTTCAAACTGATCTAAAAGACCTCTTTCGTTGTTAATTACGTTCTTCTCAACAGTTCCAAGATCTGCTCCGGCAATAACATGATACTTAATATCACTCTTTGCCACCATAAGCATAAACTTAAATATACCTACTGTAGTCTTCCCTGCTGCAGTAGTTCCTTCAAGGAAATCTCTCTTAGTTTCCGTTAAGATAAACTCTTTAAATTTAGGTGATAACTGTAACAATACTAATCACCCTCTCTTATAGGTTTTATCTGTTCTAATATACTTGCTATATTATCTAATTTTTCAGCTTTCTTTTCTTCTGCCTCATTGTTTACATCTACTTTGTCTGTATATAAACCATATCTCTTGCCAAGAAGCTCTGCAGCCTTCAATCTTTCTTTTTCTGATGGTGGCTTTTCAATGGTTCTTGCTTCGCTACATCCATCTCCTATTCCCTCAACCACTATCTCACTTGAAGAACTTTCCCCTCTAAGCACTGACGTTAAATATTCAAGCACTTCCTGAGCATCTGCTGTTCTTTCATTATGTAATTTAGATAGTTGCTTATCTATGTACTCTTTAATCTCCGGCTTATTCATAAGTCTTGAAGCGGCTGCTGCAGCAACATTATCATTCTTAACACTTGGATAAGCTTTCTTATAAGCCAAAGTTTTATTAAATTCAGTATCTGATAAAAGTTCATCACAAAATTTCTGTTCTTTAATTGTCACTACAACCACTCCTTTCTACTTACGCATTTATTTTTGAGCACGAAAAAAGACACCTTAGGGTGTCTTTTCCGAACTATACTAATTATCTTATGGGGGAATGAAAAAATTAAAACATCAACCATTCTTAACACAATACCATTATAGCATTATGTAATGTGAACTTATATGTCCTATTGTGAACTATGCTAATTTGTTAATTTTTCTAAACTCTTCCAAAGCTCTGCCATGTAACTTTAGAATCCATCTATAACTATAGTTCATTTCCATTGCTATCTCTTCCCACTTCTTGCTCTGGCAATACCGCTTGTACAGTATCTGCTCATAGTCAGTGTTGTTTAACTTCTGTATGCTAATAATTACCTCTGCTCTAGCTAAAGCAAATTCACGCATAAGATTGTTCCAATCATCTTCCTTTTCGTTTATCTTGCATATTGTCTCAGCCATCTTGTCCTGTGCTCCAGAAGACATTACTCTCTCTTGCTGCTGAACTGCACCGGTACTTACCACCATTTCTCTCAATGTGTCTATCTCTTCTTTAAGCATCTTCATTTTTGATTCAAGATTTCTTACCTGATTAAGATACTCCTTTGCTGTCATTTCCACTGTTTTTCTTTTCCTCCTATTTGTACTCTTCCTGTCCTAATTTATACATGCAATATCCTAGAAATACTGCATTTATTAACAAAAGTATGTATGCTATTATCACTGCTCACTCTCCTTCCGGGCATAAAAAAACCAACCACCGAATATTGGTAGTTGGTCTGTTTTCTAACTATAGAACTATTCATTAATCTTCATTCTCAAAGAGATGCTTATATTTGATATCATTACCATATAATGCTGGAAAAACTTCCTTCCAGCATCCTTCTTCCCAAAATGCCTTTGCTATAAATTCGCAAAAATGATATTCAATGGCTGGATTTCTATGACTAGCCGCTATAAATCCTCCAAATATATCTTGAATTGATGTCTCGTATTCTGCACTTGAAACAGATATACCATTTTCAATTTTATTACGCATATCTTCCATCACATCTTGAATTTGTAAATATTCATCTCTAGTTATGTTGTATTCTAGAAAAATTCTACTAACTTCAGAATTATCTAATATTAATTTTTCTCTAAATTCTAATTGCTCTACTCTTTGGGATAATTCCCCATATTTTTTGTTTAATTCTTCAATATTCATATCTTATCCTCCTATCCTAAATATTTATTGACATAATTATATCATTCCAACTATCAATATTCAATTGTCAATGTTCTGCTGCTTCTATTCTTCTTCGCTGTCTCCAGCTTGTACGCTCTCGCACATTCTGCACTCGTCACAAGGTGCTTCAATTCCGAATATGCACGCCATCTATTCCACCGCCTTTCACTATCTCGACCACTTTGTGATAACCTGCAATACCAGTATTAGGCACTCTGCTATATTCCAATTGTTCTAAAACCTTATCCACATCATAGGCTGTTGGCTGATTTTCTAATAGTTCTCGACATTCAATGCATAGTTCTATTTTTCTTGCCATAGTATCTGCCATAGCAATTAAACCATTCTCCATATAGATTTGTTGTCTGGCATCTAATCTTGCTATTTTATCGTTCAACTCCTTAATCGTTATATCTGCATCTATTAATCGCATCCCTAATCACTCTCCTTCTTTGCTAATTTCTATGTTTAGAACGCAACATACAGAATAACAATTCGTTCATTGAACGTTTTCTTGATGACTGTCTGCTTAGTATTATTTTATATAATTTCCAACTCGTATCTGCTTCCAGAGGCGTTGGATTTTTAAATTCTTCATATATTTCTCGTGCATCTTTTAAGTTAATATGAGTAGGTATTGGCACCATAATCCCCACGTTATTGTTACTTTCTGGATAATTTTCTTTAAGATACTTCCAAAACTTATCCTCTCTTAAATCGTCCATTAATTCCTTGTACGTTTCCATTGTTGTGACTATATAGTTTTGTTCTCCATAAAATCTTAATCCATTACCGCTATATACATCATTCACACACGATTTAATTTCATAACAAATAAATTTTCCTTTCTCAATATCACTCACACAAGTAACACCTGCTGGAATAAATTGTATTAAATCAACTCTTTTCGGATGAGCTGTTCCATAATCTAGCGTAACCTCTTTGGCATAATATTTTCTGTCCTGCAAACTCTCTTCTAATAAATCAGTTAGAAACATTGTTGTCGCTTTCCTGTTCATCTTCCTGCTCCTCTCTGTATGGCTCTGGTAATGGTTGCCATGCAATAATATCAATATCTTTATTCACAGCATCAGCCTCATTTTTTCCATATTCGTTTAAAATATCAAGACAAATGCAGGAATACCAATACCATTTATTTTTGTATGAAATAGCTGTAGCTGTAAATGGAATATTTTTAATATTGCTATAATATGATGGTGGATTACTGTTTTTATATGTAATGTTTACAGGGACACCTTCTTCCGGCAGTCTCTCATTGCATGGAATCCAACCATTGTTTGCAGTTTTTTCAAAGTTAAAATCTTTTTTGCATTCTTCGTAACCTTCCTGATGAGCTTTGTATATTTCTTCTTCCAACAACTCTTTCACTGCGTACAATCTCCACTCATCACCATCTTCATACAAATCCATTGGTGCTTCTTCCGGAACATTGAATCGAATTAAGTATTCCCCAAAATAGTAAGATTCTTCCATTGCTTCAAATGCTTCTCTATCTGTAATCTTTCCACGTTTCTTGGTTAATTTAAAATATTGCATATTTCTTGAATCTAATTCTTTTGTAATTCTGACCTTTGCCATACTGTTTCCTCACTTTCTAATAACTCTTTATTATCAAATATGTTGCCGATAACACTACATTCATCTAAAACCTCATAGCTTTCAGCCGAAAGTCTGTTTGTTACTTGAAAAGACATAGTTTCATCATCCCATACTACCTGTCCTGTGCAATCAGCTTCTGCAAGTCCGCTTTCTGTGCTGTATGTGTCCCAATAAGCAATAATATCATTCTCCCAAATCAGTTTGCCGTTCTTATCTTTCAAGCCTGTGCATTGGCAAATTGTAGATGCATCAACTCTTGGAGCTTTATCTGCTTGTATACAAGTTCCTGTAGAATAGTCAATTTCAATAATTATCCTGTACAACTTGTCCATATCGTCATATACTAAAGCCCCTTGCACCCATTCTCCGTTATCAAGTCTTTTTGCTTTGAATAAATATCTATTTATCATCTTTCCATCTCCTTTTCAATTTCTAATAGTCCTGCCTTGGTTAATTCATTTATAGTTTCCGTTACAACATCTAAATCCGAAGTATGATAGCTTCCCTCTATAGCAACATCTACATATATATCTCTATGAAAATCTGTTCTTACAGATATTTGAACACTAGGAATATCATATGCTTCAGACATATAGGCTATCTTATTTTCATCTTCCTCATCCATCAGGAATTTATGCCACCATCCGTGCATATACTCAAATCCACCGCCTTGCAGACAACGTTCTCCTGAATCTGCCCATTCCTTACCTGTTTTAAAGCCAAACTTTCTAAGTTCGTTTAAATCTACATCATCTTTTATTTTCAACATAATCTTTCATCTCCTTCTGACTTATATTTTGCTATGTTGTTTCACTCCTTAACATTTCTTAACATTTACATAAAACTCAACTGTGGACTATCATCATTTATATACAATTTCGGAATCCTCTCTCCGACTTTCAAATAGCCACAATTCGCTTCAACTAATTTTTGAGCCATAATCGGAACTACACTGTTTCCAATTCTTGCCACCTGCTTAGATTTCGGATATGGCTTTCCGTCAACTCTGTCAATGATGTAATCTCGCGGAAAACCTTGCGCCAATTTTAATTCTTCAGGAGTAAACATCCTTAATAGAATATCTACAATTACATATTCGTTTCCCAATACTGTAATTAATGCAAATCTGTCTTTAGTAACAATAGTATGTAATGGACTATCAACGCTCTGTCCTGTTCCTTGTCCGTAGTATTCAACAATGAACTGACTAACCCAGGTACATTTAAGAGCCATATCTTCATCAATTCCAAATTCAAACAATTTATTCTTTTCAACTGCCAAAACGTTGACCTGACCAAAATGCCCGGCTGATGTTGTTATCGTATGAATAGGTTCTAATACACTTTGACCTGTTCCGGTTTTATAGAATTTTGACAGAAAAGCAGCGACGATTCCGTATCTATTGCTTGTATCAAGCGTCATAATCGGTTCAGACACCTTTTGTCCTCTCACTTCTGCCTTTGCCGTCTCGGAATGATATTGAATGATGTACGGAGTACACATATAGTGCTTTCCGCTTGTTACTATCGTACCTAACGTTTCATCTGGTCCATTTACTCTTGGCTTTTGATTTTTGTTTTCGCCATATCCAATAGGCACAATATATGGTGTTATTTTTTCATTTGAACTTATTGGCACAATAAATGGCTCTTTGTTTTCAAACACAAATTTTTTTAAGCCTCTGCCAATTCTGTTCATTGTATTCTGTGCTAACGGCTTTTTTCTTCCAAAGATTGACTTACCTAAATTTTTGAAATCCAAAATGGTTGATACCGGCACCCATTTCTTTAGTCCATTTGAACCATCTTTGTTATGAGTTGGTTCTGGCCATATAATTGACTTACCATCTCTTCTAAATATTGCATACCAACGTTTCCTTGTTGTAGGTGCTCCATAATCTGCAGCGATTAATTCCCTACTTTCAAATACATATCCAAGTGATTTCATTGCTGTTATAAATTTCTTATAGTCTTCACCCTTGCGTTCTTTTATCGGATGCCCTGTTTCGTCCAATGGTCCCCATTGTTGAATTTCTTCAACATTTTCCATGATAATTACATCTGGAAGAATTGTTTTTGCGTGTTTAAATACTGCCCAAGGAAGTATTCTTAAGCCTTTATCTCTTGGCTTTCCGCCTTTAGCCTTACTATGACTTGTACAATCTGGACTAGCCCACATTAAAGCAACATGTTCACCTTTAACGTATTTTTGCAAATTTACTTTAAAGATATCCTCTGTTAAATGTAATGTATGTGGATGATTCTCTTTGTGCATTGCAATAGCGTCTGGGTCATGATTAATTGCTATGTCAACTTGTCTTCCTAAAGCCATTTCTATTCCAACACTTGCCCCACCTCCACCAGCGAAGCAGTCTATGATTAAATTATCCATTTTTCTTCCTGGAGTAAGAATTCTTTTATGTGCGCACAACTCTTTCTCCTTTCTTGATTTTTAAACTGTTACATTTATATCTTTAATACCGAATTTCATATCAATGCCACATTCTTCAGCTATAATAGATACTTGTTCATCCCAAGTAGTATAATCATCTGCTAAACATTCTGCTTTCAGGTCGAACCTTTTAAACATCTGTTTGATTCTTTTGTTACCAAAACCAAATTCATCATGCATTGTTACTGCCATTAAGACTTTTATGTAGAAAACTATATTGTATTTGACATTTTCAGAGAATTTACTCAAATCTGCCTTAGATACCCTTAAAGGTAGATCTATCGCATTACGCATCTTCAAATCTTCTTCCAATGCATCTATTCCCTTTTCCTTGGCAAGCCTTAACGCATAAGCCATTCCCTCACGTCTTGCCTGCTCCTCTTTTGACATTTTTGCCATTTTTACTTCCTCCAATTTTTAATTCATTTGCATATGGTTTTGACCTGAAGGCTTTCACAGCATAACTTCTCGGTCTTCCAAAATTAACGAATAAATCTTCTTCATGCGTTAATATGTGTCCAAATGCTTTTTCCGTATTTCTCACTAACGCTGTTCCTCCTGCTGGCTAGTTGCCTAACTGTTTTCTTTTTAGTTCCAGCTCTGCTCTTTCCCTTGCGATTGCTCTCAACTGTTCTTTGTCTTCGTATGATAAAAAATCTGCCATTTGAATCATAAACTCCTGTCGGTCCAGTTCTGCAATTCTATTATTTATCTCTACAACCACGTTAGAATTAAATCTGTTCATTAGTTTTTCCTTTCTTCATATCGTCAAACATCTTCCGGTTATTTAACAGTGCCTGCTTTTCCAATGCATCATGATCATATTCACGTTTCTCAAATGCAGCAAAGGTGTTTTTCTTTGTGTTACGTTTAATCGGATAAAATGTGTTCCAATCTCCTGCTATTGCATTACTAACAACTTCTATCTTCTCTTTTGTGTTTACTGCCACCTGATTTAAGCGGTCAATTAAAATCTGTAGCTGATAACCTACTACCGGTTTTCCTTTTTCTTCACGCATCATCAGATATTGCTCGAATAATTCATTTAATTTTTTATCAGAAAAATAACCACTGCTTTTCTTTTCTTTACTTTTATTTACTTTACTTTCCTTTTCTTTATGTATTTTCTCTACAGATAAACTTGAATTAATCTCGGATTTATCTTCAAAAAGGGTAACTTTAATATAGGATGCTGTTTCTTCTTCTTTTAAGAGCCAGTATTTACCAACAATTATTGCTTTCTTACTTGCTCTTGTCTTTACAGCTTCCTGATACCTTTTTTGTATTCCGGCAGAGGTAAGAACCTTGTCCGACTGAAAAAGTTTGCTATCAAACAGTGACCGTTCCAATAAGAAGTTTAATACCTGCTTCACCTTGTTGCTTTCCATGTTTAAATCATCTGAAATAATGTATTCAAAATCTTCATCAACAATTAGAAAGTAACCATTCTCCTTGTAAATCTCGCAAAGCAGATATTGGTATATAACTATGCCATCTGCTCCATATCTGCTTTTCAAGATTTTCACCTTTTTATCTGAGAAAAAACCAACATCAAAGGGAAAGTATTCCAAACCTTTTTTTATTGGTCTTGCCATTCTCTTAGTCTCCTTGCGTAGTCTCTATGCCTACCAACACACCAGCTTCTTCATTCTGCTCTGTGTACCTTTTATGTACTTCCAGTTCACAAATCTGTGTATCGTCTCCATAAGCTACTTTATTTAATGCGTCACATATAACCTTTGCTATATTATCCGCATCTGGTTTCTTACATGGAAGTTCTTCTCTTGCTTCCATTAACAAACGTCTTTTCTTGCTTGTACTTTTGGGTATTTCGAAAACTGCCTCAATGTACATGTGAATAGGCTCTTTATTAAAATACCCTTCAAACCTGTTCTCTTTTGCCTGCTGAACATAACTTGTTTTTATCAGGTTTTCATAGAGAACAGTTCCCTCAGGAGTAATGCTCTGCATTCTCCCAAGTTTTGGATTATAAAATGTTCTCGCCCTTGCCTTTCCCTTTGGTGGGCCCGGAACCTTAAACTGCATTTCCATTCTGTATCTCCTTTACCCTTCTTCGTGTTGCCAGCAAGGACCAGCCAATTCTTTTTAGTCTGCTGTCTTCCTGCTTAAAATACTTCACTACCAAATCATCTTCTTCTCCCTGAATTGGTTGGAAGTATCCTTTTCCGTTTGAAAGATTCAATATAACCGTATTTCTTCTTGCCAACGATATTGCTTCTCTTACGTCTCTATCACTTAATCCGGTTACTCTTTCCAACTGTTGCCTTGATATGGCATTTTCTTTACCAAAAGGAATGTAGTCAACTATCTTTATACTTTCTTTCAATTAACCAACCTCCTTTCCTGCCTGCTGTAAATTCAGCAGGCTTATTTCGTGATTAAAATATTTTTCCTATTCCTGACTGTTGCCTGTTACTAAAAATTAAAAAATGCTGACTGTACATCCTTTTCTTCTATGTTATTTGTTGTTGTGTTATCAGTTGGTGTTTCAACTGTTACGTTACTGCTCTGTGTCTGTTCCTGCACAATTTCCTGGTTTTCTTCTGAAACACTGACTTCTTCATATTCCTGCTGTTCAACTGGCTCGTTATCCACGTATGTTCTTGTTCCATCTTCATTAATGACTGCCATGTCACTGTCAATAGCTCTTTGCATGTCAATGCTCATAATTCCCCACTTGCTGATAATCTGTCTAAGCATTGTCTTATATGCCATTCCATCAAAGTCCTTACTCCAGAAAGTCCACTTTGTTCCTTTCTTTATGTCTGCTGCATAACCTTGTGAATACTTAATTGCATGAGCTTTCATCTTTTCCTTTGACCAGTACATGGCTTTCTTAAATCCGTTTGTATATTCAAACATTGCATAATAGCCAATTGTTTCTGCCTTTTCTCTCTCATTTTCATCTGCAATGAGATTTACTTCTATGTCTTCATTAAGTGGGTCGAATCTGATTAATTCGCCTTTCTTAATGGCTAACACATTTAATTTCTTATACTGTCCTGATCTGATGGCTAACTGAATATAACCTTTGTAGCCTAACTGAAACTGTGCCACCTTAATGCCTGCCTTGTTATCCTTAAACGGAACCATGTAATACTGACCTAACTGTGGACTTGGTGAAAGATTTAAACTCTCACCTAAAAGTGCAGCACTTACTATTGAAGAGTTCTCACACTCCTGCAATGTTGGGTTATTACCAACCGCACTTACTATTGAACTGATGAAACGTTGACCGTTCTTTCCACCTATTACACCATTAATCTGATTCTTTACTGCATCATTCTTAAGATATGCTGTAAAACTTGTTTCCTTACTTCTCTTTGCTAAACTGTTTGATACTGCCATTTTCATTTCCTCCTACTGTATTGGACCATATTCTATATTGTTGCTTGTTAAAAATTCTTTAAGTTCTCTAAGCTGTTTTTGTGTACCATGAACTTTAAAAGAAACTGTAAATTTTCTTTCCTCTGTAATTGTTGCTTCAACTGTCTTTGTAGTTTCAACTTCCTGCTGTGTTTCTTCTGACTGCTGTTCCTCTACAACCTGCTTACCTGCCTGAACAACTTTCTGTGCTTCTGCTTCTTCTCTGGCTTTTCGTTCTTCCATTTCAGGCTTACACTTTGCTTCATATTCAGCTTTTTTTCTTGCGTTTTCTTCAAACTGCTGCTTAACTGATATAGCTTCAGTCATATCCAGGTTCTTAAGATATGCCTGCTTCATTTCAAACTGGTATTCTCCGGTATCAGCATTAATTACTTCAAGATCATGTCTCACTCTGTCTCTCAAATCTTCAATTTCGTTTACAATAGATTTAAAAGTTGTTGAGCTGTTTAAAAAGCTTTCCTTGAATACTCTGTCAAACGTTAAAATCTCTGCAATGCCTTCTGCTCCTTCAACAGACATTGCTTTATCATAGATTTCTTTTACCTTTTCACGTTTTTCTTCTCTCAACTTTTCGGTGTAGGCTTTTACCTGAGAAGCAATATTGTCATTTGCTTCACCAATGATCGATACTAATTCCTTAACCTGACTTTCAAACTGTGTATAAGGTTCAATCATCATCTTCTTAACGTCTTTTCGCTTATCTTCTAAAACCTTAATGAACTTGTTTAATTTTGCTCTGTCCGCTTTTGCTTCCTTGATGTTTTCATCTGTATATACCAAAGAACCATACATTTCTGCCTTTTCTGTTATTTCTTTCTTTAATTCTTCAAAGTTCCAGTCAATCTGTTTAACTGTATTTTCTTTAGTTGGGTTATAAATTTCTAATTCCATTTGTTTCCTCCATTAAATCTCTGGAAGAATCAGAGCCGGTTGTTTTCTCTGCTTAACCGATTTGATAAACTCATATTCTTCCTTTTTTAGTATTTCTATATCTTCTGTCACATCTTCTCTTTCAATGTGATAATCCTTTGTGATAAGTCTTATTCTTTGGTTCCAAACACTTTTAATCTGCGCTCTTAACTCCACAAACTCATATTCTGTTACCATCAGGTAATGCAACACCTGTATGTAATAGTTATCAGGAATGTGTTCACCATCCCATTTTTCCTTGTGCATTGAACCGAACAACTCGCTGGTCTTACATTCAAATATGCCTTTTCGTCCGGTTTCAATTTCTGTTAGTTCTCCATCAAGTGATGCATGCGCAAACGGATATTTATCATTAAGAAGCATGTTGTCACCAAAGTATTCAACTTTATATTCAGGATGATCTAACGCAAATATTGCTCTTATGTGTTCTTCTGCCTTTGTTCCATAAATAACATAAGGCTTGTCCGAAATATCAATAGGTTCTTTAATTCCTACCATTTCTTTCCAAAGCTCTTCATTTGTTTTGTACGGATTAAGACCTAACACTGCTGCTGCATCTGAACCACCTATTTTGCCTTTTCTTGCTTCCAGCCATAATTCCTTGGTCGGAAAACTCTTTCTGGTAACTATTGCCTATTCCTCCATCAAAATCTCGTCCACTGCTCCACACAGTAGGCTTGTTGCTAACACCATTCCTGCTGAATACAACAGCTTCATTGGAATACTGTCAACACAAATCCAATTGTTGTACCACATTACAATTACAACAACGATACCAATTATCAGATTCTTGTATCTGTTTGCAACTCTGTACTTTTCCTGTAAAACGTGGTAATCTTTAGGTGTATTGTTTTTGTGAGAGCTTGAATGTAGTGGTGTATATTCAGGCTCTTCTTTTTTGGTTTCTTTTACTTCTCTTACTTCAAGTCTTGTGTCTTGTTCCATCTTTTGCTCCTTATAATTCCATACATATTATTTCCATTAGGTCATCTAACAAATTACGTTCTTCTTCTGAAATTTTTTCATTAATTTTTTTATCTTCGCTTTCTATTTGTTCTTCGCTTTTCATAGCAATTTCAATTAATCCCTTAAAAAGCCTATTTCCTAATTTTTCCCCATGTTCTTCAATCAGATTTTCTTTTGCAGCTTTTAAAACCATTCCTGTTTCTGTAAATAATAAAAACATTGGTCCTTTCATTTCTACACTGCATCCCTTTGCAACTATCATTTTGCTCCTCCAATCTTTCCAACCATATCGGTTATTTTTTCATTCGACCAACTTCTTGGTTCAGTCAATCTTGGACAATGTGTGTCCATAATGTCCTCTTCTTTTCCCAAAGGACAGTTCCTGCAACTACCTGAATACTTCCTGCATATATCACGCAAATCCCAGTAGCTGTTAATTGCTCCAATCAATTTAATCACTCCCTTCTATGAATAAAATCTTTCATTAAAATATTTAGTTGGAACCTTGCCTGACATTGTAATGTAGCCTTTCTCTTTCAATTCTGCATTCATCTGCTTAATTATCTTGTATGCAAATGAAAGACTACACTCCATTGTTTGAGCAATATCCTTTGCTCCCATAAATTGTTTTTCAGGCATATCTATCACCTCCTATTTCTCCTTACTTGAATTATTTTCAAGTTTTATATTAAAAAAAATATCATCAACTTTTACTCCAAATAGATTTGCTACCTTTACAGCGTTTCGTGCTTTTACCATACCAAAGTCTGCCTCCCAAGCATTATATGTTTGAACAGAAACTCCCAATTTTTCAGCAGTTTCTGACTGACTCAATCCTTTTCTAGCACGAAGTTCTTTTAACGAATATATCATTAATACTTCCTCCTTTCTTGCAACTTATTTTACTTGAATTATTTTCAAGTGTCAATGCTTTATTTGATTTTTTTTCAAGTTTTTTTATATTTAATTCAATTTATCTTGATTTTTTTTCAAGTTTAATTTATTATTTACTAAAAGGAGGAATCGTTATGTACTTCGGAAAAAATTTAAGATATTTAAGAAAAATAAAAAATTGGTCACAAGAACAAGTTTCTGATAAATTAGGATATAAATCATTTACTACAATTCAAAAATGGGAAAGTGGTGATTCTGAACCACCAATGAACAAATTGCGTTCTGTTTGTTTATTGTTTAATATTCCTATGGATGTTATTTTAAATTATGATTTAGAAAAGATTTCACACAATATTTTTTCTAGAATCAAGGAACTTAAACACGATAGTTGCTATCAAAATGCAGCCATTACTGAAGCTTTAGATATTGCAGAAATTTCTTATAATGAATGGCTTTCTGGCGAATCTGAAACATATTTGTTTTATCTTACAGAAATAGCTAATTTCTTTGATGTCAGTGTAGATTTCTTAATAGGAAAAACCAAACTTTTTCGCTCTATTATGGATAATGAAGAAGTAGAAGTGTCTGCATTATTTAATTCAAAAGATATTATGAAAAATTGTTGCACTGCATCTGAAATGGAACTTATAAAGAAATACCGTTCTCTTGATAAACATGGTCAAGAACTTGTTTCTACTATTTTAGATAAAGAATATGAACGTAATACGAATGTGGCCACATCTGATAATACAGTTGTTATTAATATTTCAAGTAAACCACAATCTGCTAGCTCAAAAGTTATACCTACTTTGAATGCAGCACATGAACGTACTGATATTGATATTCCAGAAGGAATTGATACATCAGAAAACGACATTATGGACGACGAAAACTTCTAGTCCAAAAACGAAAGAGGGTTAAAGGATGACATATGAAGAATTATTAATCGAAAGTGATAACCTAGGGCTAATCGTGAAAGAAAAGCCTTTGGAATATCACGACGGAAGGATTAAGGGGAATCGTGTAGCAATTAGAAGCACAATTCCTACAAACACACAAAAAGCGTGTGTATTAGCTGAAGAAATAGCACATCACATCACTTCCACTGGTGATATATTAGATATGAGTAATATTTCAAACAGAAAACAAGAATATAAGGCAAGAATTTGGAGTTACAATAAATTGATAGATTTACAAGGTTTTATTAATGCTTTCGAACACCATTGTACTAACTTATACGAAACAGCAACTTTTCTTGGTGTTACAGAGCAGTTTCTTGCAGACACAATAAATGCTTATATGCATAAATATGGATGCTACATAAGGTACAAGAATTATGTTATTGAATTTGGATTTAATTCAGTAAATGTAATAATGCAATACAATTAATTTTAAGGAGGGAAAAAGTATGGCAATGATTAAATGTGTAGAATGTGGAAAGGAATTTTCAGACAGAGCCTCTGCTTGTCCTGAATGTGGTTGTCCTACAGAATATTCAGTAGATTCAAATAATGTTGCTTCTGATTCTGATGGATTTGTAGAGCAGGATTCTATTGTGGAAGATGAAACAGAAGAATCTACAACTAATATCAGCGACACAGTAAAGGATTTCGCAGGTAAAGCTTTAGCATCTTGGAATGACAGAAACCATGCCACATCAAAAGTTAATGTAATTAAGGTGGACGAACAACATAGAACTTTTCAAATTAAAGGATATATACCTAAACATAAAAGTGGCGGTGTTGGAAAAGCTTTAAAAGGTGCTTTAGCTGTATCTACATTTGGTATGTCAAGCATTATAAGCAGTAGCGTAAATTCAGCAGGTGCTAACAATTGGTATAATTTTGATGACCTGGTAAGCTATGAGCTTTTAGCTGATGATTCTGTTGTAGTAAGTGGCGGTGTAGGCCAAGCATTAATAGGTGGTTTAGCCTTTGGTGGTGCTGGTGCAGTTGCCGGTGGCATTACCGGAAAAAGAAAACAGAAGAAAAAAATCGAATCTCTTATTATTAGAGTAACCTTAAATGATTTCAAGACACCTTGCATTTGCATTCCTATTGTAACTAAAGCTGTCAAAGTTGGAACAAAAGATTATTTCCAGGCTACAACTGAAGCTCAACAGGTATTATCAATGCTTGATGTAATTGCACATAATAAATAATTATTTAAAATAAAAAAGAGCCAGCCACTAACGACCAGCTCCAATGTGATGCAATATCACCCTGAACAAGTTATATTGTATCACTTTTAGGAGCATCTGGTCAATCCGAACTGCTGTTCATAGGCTGGGTGTTATTTTTGCACCATTTTTAGGGGAGAAAGGAGATACAATATGGCTGTTTTTAAAGATGAAACTAGAAATACTTATTATGTAAACTTATATTACACAGATTATACAGGACAAAAAAAGCAAAAAAGAAAGCGTGGATTTAAACTAAAAAAAGATGCTATAAATTGGGAACGTGAGTTTTTACTGCAAATGCAAGGAGAACCTGATATGACCTTAAACTCTCTCGCTCAATTATATCTTATGGATATAAAAACAAGATTAAAAGAAGTAACTTATGATGGTCATAAACATTTATTAAACAATAGAATACTTCCATATCTGGGCAATAAACCAATTAATTTAATAACTCCTGCTGATATAAGGGTATGGCAAAATAAACAGATTTCCCAAGGATATTCGGATGCATACCTTAAACGTATGAACAACCTACTTGTTGCTACTTTAAACTTTGCTGTGAAATTCTATAATTTAAAAGAAAATCCATGTCATTTAGCTGGAACTATGGGAAAACGAAAGCGAAGTAAAATAACATTCTGGACCAAAGAAGAATATTTTAAATTCATTGCTTTAGTTGATGATATTACAAAGTATACAATGTTTCAAACTCTTTACTATACCGGTATTAGAATTGGAGAATTATTAGCTTTGACATACAATGATATCGATCTAGATAATGGAATCATTAGAATAAACAAAACCGTCAATTTTAAAGGTGGAAAGGTTATCTTCACTTCTCCTAAAACACCAAAAAGTAATAGGGAAATAACAATTCCACAATTACTAGTTAAAGATTTAAGTAATTATATTAAGAAAATTTATAGCTATAAAATGACCGACCGTGTCTTTCCATATACAAAAGCTATTCTTTATAAGGAACTCAAAAAGAAAAGTGAACAGGCTGGACTAAAAAAGATACGAATACATGATTTTAGACATTCACATGCAAGTTTATTAATTGATATGGGTATTAACCCATTACTTATTTCTGAAAGATTAGGGCATGAACGGGTTGAAACTACTCTTAATATCTACAGTCATTTATACCCTTCGAGATCAGATGAATTAGCCGAAAAACTAGATAAAATAATGTCATATTAATGTCACAAAAAGAAAAGGGACTTAGGAAAATCTCCTAAGTCCCTTTATTTATAGGCTATTCGCCATTATATCGTATTATTCGATAATTGTAGCAACCTTACCTGAACCTACTGTTCTACCACCTTCACGAAATTATCTCATCATTGTTTAGTGTTTTTTATTTAGTTTTCATTGCATTTCCTGCTTATTTTGGTTGTCTGTGCTGTCATTATTTCTATTTGCAAAGAAAAATGACGACTGTTTGACGACTAAGTTAAATAATATCCTTCACTAAATCTTTTCTAAATCTATATCCACATATTTTTCTAACCTTTTCTTTAATCTCTTACACCCTTTATCACCTTCTATCTGTTTTAAAAAAGATACTTTTCCGATAATCGCCATTCTTCTATAAAACACATTTTTCTTTAATTCTTCTAGTTCTTCATCAGATTCACTGGATAATTCACTATTTAAAACATTTACTTTGTCCATATATTTTAAATATTCTTTTGCAATACTATATATATACTTCTTTCCAACTGACAAATAATTGCCATTAATCCCCTGTACAATATTTACACCAACGTATCTAATAAAATTACATTTACTATTGAAAGTTACAAAAACACTTTTCTTAACATTCAATATTAGATTAACTTTCACTAATTCATCTGTTACCATTTTGTTTATCTCATGATATAATTTTTCATCTATAATTTCTTTGCTAGATATCATAATATCATCAGCATATCTACTATATGTAATCCCTTTTTCCTCTAGTTGCCTTGAAATTGTATCGTCAAATTTTTTTAAATACATATCAGATAAAACAGGAGATAAAGTGAGTCCCAAAGGCAATGTATTTTCATAAAAGCAACTGTTAAATATCCTTTTCAACGCACCAATAAAACGTTTATCTATTCCAAATATATCTACTAAACATTTGTACAAATTTTCTTCCTTTATACTTTCAAAGAATTTTTTTATGTCATACTTAATAAAACTTTTTCCTTCGATATGTTTATTAACGCACTCTTTTATACTTTTCCCTTTTTGATATGCATATGAATTATCATTAAATCTATAATAACTATAGATTTTTTTTAATATATATTCATGTATTTTCTTAGCATTATCTCCATCATTATTATTTATATATTTTATAATTTCTCTTTTCTTCTTATTTTTTTCAATTACAATTTTTTCATAATATTTATCTTTGTCATTATTTATATCCTGTAACAAATCCAACTGACTATCGGATAATTGTAACAATGTATATGGATGATTTCCCACTTCTATTTTCCTTATAATTTTGCCTATTGGTTTTTCCATTAAATAAACAGAATGAAACTGTGAATATAAATAATATATATGCGCAAACTTTACAATATGCTGGATTATTTTTTCTATTTTATGTTTTGAAACAGTATTTATATTAATTTCATCAATTGTATTTAAATCTTTATTTGTCTTTTCTGAAAGAGAGTTAATAATTATACTCTTAACTTGTTCAATAATCTTATTAATATCAAATACAGAAAAATTTTTTTCTTTTATATCATTCTTATATTCAATAGAAATTACCGATATAGTTATATAGAATAATATTTTTATTGATATATTAACATCAATTTTATTATTCCTTATTTGGTAACATATTTGATAAGGATTATCTGGCATCATATTAGAATCTAAATATTCTATAAAATGTTCATCACTTTCATTGAATATTTCATCATTTCTAATATCATCCTCGATATTTTTAGGTAATTGATTATTTACAAACTTATAATATTCTAAAATATAATCTGTGGCAATTGCATTTCTTTCAACTGCAGGTCTGTATTCTAAACACTCTATTTTGTCTGAATGTTTCATTAATACAACATCTCGAACAAAATATCCAACATTACTTTTGTTGTATATATCGCTTTTTTTGGGAATATATACCTTTATTTTATTAAAAAAAGCGCTATTTGCAAAAATTCCCAATTCTGCTGCTGATGACATTGTATCTAAAAAAATATATGTTTGAGCAGAAACTGCTGCACAGATTTCCTCCATCAATTGAATATCAATGGTATTATCTTTTATATTTTTTTCTGTCAAAAAATCATCAATAACTAATGGCAAAAATTTGTTCTTATGTATTTCATATATTTTTTCTTGTAAAATCAATCTTCTATCGCTTTTATTATTTTTATTATAATACGGTCCACACAAAAATAATATTGGTCTTGTAATTTTTATATTTTCTAATAATGTATACTCCATAATTTCTCCTAAAAAAAAGAATCCTACTGTGGTTAAAGAGTAAATAAATCATTATGCACGCTCAGCGAGCCACGCTGCGAGCGGTTAAAGCGGGTGTAATGATTTATTTACTCTTTAACCACTCTCGAAAAAAAACTATTTATTTACCTTCTTCGTCATAGACGAATGCTAGGATTCTTTGTTAATTATATTATTATAATCATCTTCTGTCAAATAATACTTACTTTTATTTATTTCTTTGTCTCTCTTTACATCTAAAATATATTTTTCATTGTCCTCATCATACTTCCATCCTTTTTGTAATAATATTTCCATATCTTCATTATTTGAAAGCAATACAATAAGTAATCTCATTAGTCCATTAACATATGTCTTATCGTTTTCTCTCCATAGAAATAATGTATTACTTTTTTCCTGTATTAAATTTATTAACGTAAAAAATTCTTGATATGTAATTTCAACAGAACTGTCTTTTGGATTAATTTTTCCATCTTTTTCTTTGTCTATCTCCACAGTTTTTTTTATGTAATATTCAACCCCTCTATACATAAATTTTTCTTGGTTTACTATTTGTTTTTCTTTGGTTTTACTGTTCTCTTTCTCTTCAATTTTTATGTTAGCTTGTTCTTTTAATATATCAATAACAAATTTACTTCCTTCACGAATTGCTATATTATATAGTTCCTCATATATTTCGTAAATCGAAAAAAATGTATTAGAACCATCTTTAATAATATAAAAATATATTTCTCTATTATTTGCTTCTACTCCAAAATCGAAAGTACACTTTGGTTGTAAAGTCCTTATTCTGTCTATTAAGCGATATTCTTTCTCGTCTGCAATAAAATAATTTAAGTTTTTATACTTATTAATCTCTCTCTTTCTATCCGTCCTAATAATTGGTATGAATCTATTCAAATTTATACTCCCATCTATTCTTAATATTTTTCTGCATATATTTACTTAAAATCAAGTTTTATATTCATTTTGCCACTCTATTTGTTCTAGTGGAAAAATATTTCTATTTACCGATTTTATTTTTAATTAGCATTATCCAATGTATGCTTAAAAAATCATAAAATTCTACTACTCTCGCTACATCTTTTGTAACATTTTGTCAATACCATTTTATTATACCTGTTTTTTATATTGCATTACTACTCTCTAAGCCATATATAACTATTTCATAACCTTGTCTTTACCAATATAAAACCTTTCATTTAATTTTAATTTTCTAACTAACTTATTATTTTCTTCTATTAAAGCATTATGTATTATTTTATCTTTATTGTAGTCATTAATCTTCATGTCAAACCAAAAATCTGAAGTAATAGCAATTCCTGTAATATCATATTTTATCTGATTTGCCAACAATGGATATATTGCTAACATCCTATATTTATTCACTTGTAAGACTTCTAAATAATTCTCTTTTTGCAAAAGTGCAGTTATTCTTATTGCGTCTTGTGAACCATATGCATATATTGTAGTTAAAAGTTTATTAAAATCTTCCACTGTAACATTTTCAACCTTATTTTTATTATCGTTTCCCTTATTCATAAGGTCTAATATTGTATATGGAATCTCCGTCATTCTATCTATATGCAACCCTGTCTTTCTACTCATTAATTCATTTTTTAAATTTAATCTAATTCCCAAATACGTTATAACAAATCCTAAAATAGTTATTATACTCTGTATTACAAACATAACAATCTGTTCCATTTCATTTTCTCTCCATTTTTTGTGTACTTTCCTCTTTCAAGAATTTCTTCTCATCTATCATTTTATACTTTGATAATATTTTATATAATTTTTCAAATTCTTCATTTGCTAATGTCTCCTCCATACATTCCTCATTATTCTTCTTATATGCCAAATATATTTCCTTCTCATTAATATATAATTTTCTATCATAAATATTTTCTGCTTTTTCCATGCATAAATCAATCTTGCTTAATTCGTCAATATCCTCCAATATTGCATTATTTTTTTTATATTTTCTATCTTTATTTTTTTTACTTACTAATTCTTTTAATGCAACATATTGAGTATATATGTATTTTTCATTATCATTAGATATTATAAGTCTATTTTCTAACTTTGATATTTTTTCTTCCAATTTAGAAATCTCATATTCATATACTTGATTTAGACAAATTCCTCCTTGTCCTCGATACACATATTTGGCAAAAACTATAACAAAAAAAGACCCTATAATAAATATCATTGCCACTAACTTTACAAGCCGCCCACTATCATCTGTTAACTTCCCTCCTAATAAAGCGACAATTATTGAAATAGCAAATGAATTAAACAAGTTTATAACATCCTCATACAAATTTTTTTGCTTATGTAAAAAATCATTTCTTAATAATAATTTTTCAATCTGATTATCTTTTTCTAATTTGTCGATTGGACCTCCTTCTCTGTAGTACAAATTTATAATTCTTATTAAGTTTATATAATAAAGATTACTTTCCTTATAACAATACGTGTACTTATCTATTTCAGCAAATAATTCATCATCACAATATTTTATATTATGATACCCTTTTTTTACAATTTTTACCCCAGCAAAAACAAATAGGATAATCTCTTCTATTATAACTAATAAGCACAAAGTAATGGCTAATAATGCAACTATTTTTATATTTTCCAATTGTATATTAATTATTTGTTCTTTATTTAAGTAAATTATTATTGCACAAACTACTGCAATAAAAAACTCTACAATCGCTGATATACGCAATCCTCTTTGTATTTTTTCCATATTTTTCCTCCTCATTATTATGCCATCATTCGTTTATCTTCTCCAACATTATGAACAACTACATATGCTTTTTCTTCCTTCTCCAACTGCTCTTTAGCAAATTCTGCTATTGGTTCTGCAACAGCCAATGCCAATCTTACCGGTACAGCATTTCCAATTTGCTTATAAACTAAATCTAGTTTCGAATTTGCGTTTCTATTACTTGTACCTCTGCTAAACTCATACCAGTCTGGAAATGTTTGAATTCTTGCAATTTCCTTAACTGACAATCTTCTATTATTCTCTTCTCCATCACTAAATATATATTTGTCCTTACCTACCTTTGCCATAGGTTCTCCACCCGGATGTATAGGTGCCTGTCGTCCTGATGCTTGAATTGTAAAACTTGGCTGACTCCACATTTTTTTTCTATTACGTGACATAAAAATAGTTGAATAAGATCCAACAAAATAATCACCTGGATTTTCTTCCAAATCTCCTATAGCATCACGTAATGTTACAACCTCTTCTAATCCATCAACATTATATCCGTGTGTAGCTTCAGGATGAACATATTCAAAATCTATATCATTCCTTACTCCAACCAAGATTACTCGTTCTCTAATCTGTGGCACTCCATACTCTGCTGAATTGAGAAGTTTATGATAAATTTTATACCCAGCTGCTGCAAAATCCTGAACAATCTGTTTAAATACTTCTCCTTTTCCAAGAGTCATCATTCCCTTAACATTTTCAGCAACAAATATTTTAGGTTTACTCTGCATCAAACAACGAATAAAATGCAAATATAAGAAATTTCTTTTATCATCTACTAATCTAGGACCAGCTTCTGAAAATCCCGGACACGGAAATCCACCTAACACAATATCTGCTTTTGGAAATTCTTTAATTTTTCTTATATCACTTTTGTCCATATAAATATATTTGCCAGCATTTTGAGCATAGGTTTGTCTCGCTTCGTCAAAGATATCATTTACATATATTGTATTAAAGACATTGTTATTAATATTTTCATCAAAAACTCTTTTATCTCTAAACGCGTCCTCCATTACAGGCTTACCCATCACTGCTTGTAATCCTGCTAGTTCAAATCCTAAATCTAATCCTCCACATCCTGAAAATAATGATACTAAATTCCACTTTTTAGAATCATAGCTAAGTTTGTCAAATTCAATTTCTTCACTGCAATTTTCAAATGCTTCTCTCTCTTCTTCTATTTTCTTATTAAGTAATTCTCTAACTTCATTTACATTATACTCTGGTGCAGGCTTAAATTTACCTCTACCACGCTCTTCTAAAATAACAGCCATGTCTTCTCCTCAACTTATTCTATCTGTTCCTGCATTGTCTTCATCAATATCATCTGTATTTTCTATATTCAACGTTTTCATATAGTGTATTAATCTATTCGCGACCTCATTTCCTTTAACAGTTAAAGGATGGTCAAAACTTAACTCAGGAATTAATTTATTATGTTTAGCACTCCAATTTACTTGTACAGAAAGTGGTCTATTACCATCCCATTTTTTGGCAAATGATCTATAATTAAGTGCTTTGCAAGCAAAATAAATATCAGGATGCATTTTTACATAATCCTTTATAGGAATCATCTTATCAATTATATCCTGTGCCGAATTAATGTTCTCATCCATTAATAAATAATTTGCAACACCACTATTCTTGATTACTTTTCCATTAACCATAGCATTTCTTTTATCTTCTGCTAAATTACTTCCTGCATAAACATCAATTACTTGATCCTCCGTTAACTTCATTTTTCCAGACAAATCACCACTGATTTTATTTAATAATTCAAATTTCCATCCTAGTGTTATTGCACCTTTTTCGGTTCTTTTAAATTTGTTTTTGTATATTAACATTCTCTCTTCAAATCTATTCATAATAGATGTGGTTGAATCTTCAATAATCTTTGCCCAATTTTTTCCAAATAATTGCTCTGCTCTTTCAGCGCTCATTTTATTTTCTATAAAATCTGCATTTTCCTTTTTATATGATATTTTTATTTCTTTTTCATCTAATGATGATTTTGCCAAAACATAAATATCTGTCTTCGGCTCTCCTTTATGACACGTTGGTTTTCCTGATAATTCAACTACATATTTTCTATCTTCAAACTCAAATTCGGTTCCTTCTACCATAAAAGATAAAATTTTTCTTTCTGCATCGCCAAAATCTCCCATAATGTACCTCCTAGTATTCTTGTCTACATATATCTTCTTTACTAATTTTATCAAATGAATTAACTTTTAATTTACCTATTTCTGAAGCATTTGTCTCTATAAATTCAAACAATTTTGGATAATTTTCTAAATAATAATACATTTGTGGACATACAAATTTTGAATCAAACTTTCGTAAAGTTTCTAAATTAATTTCTTTGGTCATTTTAAAAGACAATATTGGCATCGCATATGTGTGTTTTTCTAAATATTCGTCTATTCTTTCAGAAACTTCACCATCATCTTTATACTTTTCTTTCCATGTATTAATATCAATTTTTCGTCCTAAACGGATCTTTCCAACGATTTGCTTCATTGGACTACTCACATACATATAAGCCATTATTTCCTCATCTGGAAATGTTCTCCTATATTCAAATATTTTGCTTCCATCCTTAATTAAGTTGTACCATTTAGGTTTAAAGCTTAATAACATTGTTCGCATAACAAAAAATTATTCTCCTTGTAAAATACATACTTTAATTATATTATATAGTATTTTCGAACGCAAGTTCTATTTTTCCACAAAGCACTCACCTCATATATCCAGTATCAATTCGAAACTTATTCTTATATAATTTGCTTCTTTTCAACTCATACTCCAATTTCACTATCTCTTTCGATATATTTTATATCCTTTGCCCAATAACTCTTCAACGTTTTCTTGTCGCACAGAAACTTTACCTGTACTTCTAGTAGCATCAATAATAACAGCTACTTTTTGATCTTCACTTGCAAACTCTTTAAAGAACATAACATGACTTCCAATTTTGGCAAATACATCTCCTTGTTGTATCTCTTCTATTCTTTCTACAATATTAGCATAATCAGGTATTACTCTTGTTGAAATTTTTTGTGGTAAATTCCAACATATAGTCAGCAGACCTGAACAATCAACTCCAACACAATCGTAACTTATTCTTCTAGATTTGTCCTCTGGTACATTGCCTGCATATTTTCCTGAATCAAGTCCATTTTCAAACTCCTCTAACGTAGAATCTAATCCCCATCCATATGGAATTCCTATATTCTTTTGATTAACTTTCCACCAACCACAATTAAGTTTTTCTCCCTTCCATGTGACATCAGGCGAATCAACCTCTATACCATTACTATCTATTCCATGTTTTACATTTTTCTCCGTAGCATACCATTCATAATTTGCATATTCCAATGCTTTATTTATAACTTTTTTTCCCCATTCGCTTGTTTTATTCATATTTATTACCTCAATAATTTTATTCTGTATAATCTAAATATATCTACATTTTATCATAACACCCTCTCCAAATAAACATAATTCTTTTGCAAACCAACTACCTTTAGTAGTCCCATTTGTACTAGAACTATCGTATTTCTAACGAGTAAATCTTTTATTCTCTCTTTCCTCCTTCCCCATCTCTACAATCCTTTCATAATCTTCATTCCTAACAAATCTTCTAAAATATTCCAGTATAAACTCTGACTCTTCCAACTCATAGATTCTTTCAGTTTTTTCATCAATCTCCTGATCCATGCACTTTACTCTTCATCTAAGAGTTTCGTTTACTTCTGCCAGCCTTTCTCTGTCTTCATTTGCCTGCTCCAATTTCTTCCTCAATTCTATTGATTCTGCAAAGCAGCTTTTTGCCATTTTAACTATTCTTTTAAATATCTTATTTAAGCCTGCAAGAAACGGCATAACAATCTTTTCTCTATAAGATTTTGCACTCATCAGTCCTTTAGGCTCTTCCGGACCTTTTGCCACCTTATTTTCAAATTCCTTAATGTCTTTTATTCCCCATTGTGCCACGGCATCAGCTTCTTTTATTTCTTTATATGTTTCCTCCAGCTTCTTATCTGCGATTTGTTTTTCAGCAGTCTTTTTAAGGATTTCATTATTCAGATTTTCAACCTCTTTTACTGCTTTTTCATATTTTTCATTTTGCTTTTTTACCTTATATTTCTTAACTGCCAAATCATTATTGCGACCTTTTTCCTTTCTTTTCAGAAATTCTCCAATCCATATGAATGACCTGCCCTCTGCATATTCTCTTATTCTGCCCTGCAGTACTTTTTCAAGAAATTCCTTTGTGCATACTTTTCTCTTTGATACCTGCTTTGACATTCCCTTTTTAAATCCGTCAGCTACGGGAACTGCCACCACGTGCATGTGTGGACTTGCCTCATCATAATGTACCACAGCATTTGCTACAACAAGGTTTGGTGCTTCCTTCTGTAACAGATTAAGCATTTCCTTAAAGGCTGCATCCATCCTTCTTCGCTTTTCAGGATTCTTATCCCAGAACTCCTTTTCTCCTATCTGAAAAATAAGTTCCACTGCCATGTCTTTGTTTGACTTTGCAGTCTTTTCAAAATAATCATCAATCTTTCTGTCGTCCCTTGTCTGCTTTTTGTTGTATTCCCTGACTGCTTCGTCAAACTGTTCCTTATATACTTTTTTTACATCCTGCACCAATTTATCCGTACCACATAAAATTACAATGTTCTCCTTATCGTATTCCAAGGAGCGGTACTTTCGTAAATTGTGCTTTGCAACACCTGAGAGTTTTGCCTTACTGTTAATGGCACTGTTCTTCTGACTCAGGTGTGCTGAATATGATAATCCTGCCATAATCCCACTCCTTTTTTCTTTTATTGTTTTGATACGTGCGGTGACACCTGCACGTTGTTAGTCTTTAGTAGTCTGCCCGAGGCTGTTGAAAACGGGTGGTTCTTATCAATTTGGCTCTGCCATAATTGATAACCCCCTAGCAGTTCTGTCATAGACACAACTGCGGGGGCTCTGCCGAGGGCTTTAACTGCTACCTTTACGGCATCAATTTTGCTCACCGTTTTATAAAATATTTATGTGTGAGCAGACGTAACATCCAATCCGTTTTCTCTTTCCGTCGTTTTTATAACCGGCTTGATGTTACCATTACCTGCGGGTGTCACCCACAGGTCTTAATCATCAAAGGCAACTACCAACGGAAATCCTCCGGTATTCCTTTACGATTAAGATAAGCTACCCTGTTACTCTCTCTTTCTTCATCCGTACCAGCCGTTAAGCTCTTCGTATATAAATCTCTAGTAATAAGCCTGTCCATCTTTTCAACCAGTCCTTCACTGATTTCCTCACGCAAATCTTCTCTGTCATAAATAAAATACTGATACAGCATTCTGAACAAATCTTCATCTATCATCATTTTCTTATTTTTCTTTTCCATTTTTTCTCCAATCTAACCCAAATTGTAAACACCTAATAAAACAATTTATTTTTTTAGTTTTCTCATCACTGTTTACAGTTTGCCGTTTACATTAAATCCATATTTCCCGTAAATAAAAGGATTGCTCACTGTTTTCATATAAACAGTCCGATTTTTCAGTCAGTGTTACTGTTTACAAATTAACTGCCATTTCCAAAAGCACAGACTGTTTACATTCACTGTTTACAAATATTCCAGCTGTTACTGTCACTTGCACTCCGGTAATATTCAGCCTTGTGACTTCAGGTCCCGAGGTTCCAACTCCAAAAGGAAGTGACATCATGTCACTAACTTTTACTTTGCGACATCATGTCGTGAAGTTTCAATTCTACACA